AGCAGGAGCAGTTATTGTTCTAAAGCAATGGTATGACAACACAGCAGAAAATCCAAATAATCCAGATCCAGACATGTGGGTAATGGGTGGCTCAAGAACGGGCGATGAGATGACGCACAGCTGGTTAGGAATTTCTCACTTTCCAGGTGAAGACGGACAGAAATACTTTGACGAATTAGTAGCCCAACAAAAGTCTAGGGAGAGCGTCCAGGTAACCAACCGCTAGGTTGCGTGTTACATTGTTTAGATTTTAGACTAACGGGGTCGTAATACCATTTGCGACCCTTGCGTTTTATAAAAAAAATGTTTTTCAAGAGAGAATGATTGCAGGTAATGGCAAAATATATCAAAGAGGTATTAGCAAATGACTAGATTAAACGCAGGAGCAATAACTTTTGGACTTATAGTAATACTATTTGGTGCAAGAGCACAAGCGCATGATGATGTAAAGATCGACTACGCAGAAAATGTAGCACCTATCTTTGTAGAGCAGTGTCAAAGCTGCCACCGTGAAAGTGGTATTGCACCGTGGGCAATGAGTGACTTTAGAATGTTGCAAGCATTTGCCCCTGCAATTCGTGAAGCAGTTACGACATTAGAAATGCCACCAGGACAGATTGATCGCAAGTATGCAAAGGATATTATCAATCATCGTACATTAAGTCATACAGAGATGGAGACTATTGTGCAGTGGATTGATGCAGGTGCACCTGTCGAAGGTGACAGAGATCCTCTAACAGAAACTGTATACTCAACATCAGAGTGGGTACACGGTGAGCCTGATATGATTGTCTATGTACCAGCACAAGAAATTCCTGCTGGTCCTTCTGCGATTCCATATCGTTATGTTGGTGTAGACTTAGGACTAACTGAAGACCGTTGGCTTCGTGGTTCACAGTTCTTGCCTTCAGAGCCTACAGTAATGCATCACATGCTGAACTCAGTAAGTGTACCGGGCGAGCGTAATGGCAATATCTTAGGCACACAAGGCGGCGAACAGCAGAACATGGACAATGCCAGTGTGAGTGCATATGTACCAGGCGGTGATCCAGACTTCTATGACGAAAATACTGGTGGTTTGTTGCGAGCAGGTTCAACAGTAAACTTGCAGCTACACTACACTCCAGACGGCGTAGCAAGAACTGACGAAGCAAGAATTGGTTTGTACTTCCACGATGAAGGTGTAGTACCAGAAGAGAGAATGGCAGGCGACTGTGCTTGTATCTTCCCTAACAACTGGACAACTATCCCTGCATTTGATCCTAACTTTGTACAGACAGCAGAAGTAGTATTAAAGCAAGATGTAAACTTACACACATTCTTACCGCATATGCATTTCCGTGGCAAGAGCATGAAAGCAACTGCATTCTATCCAGATGGTTCGTCAGAAGAATTGATTGATGTGCCACGATACGAATATGCTTGGCAACTGTCATACACTTGGAGAGAGCCTAAGTTCCTACCAGTAGGTACACGACTGTTTGTAGAAGGAGCATTTGACAACTCAGCAGAGAATAAAATGAATCCTGATCCTAGCAGAGATGTTCCGTGGGGTCAGATGTCAGAGGATGAAATGTTCTTCGGGGCATTCACTTGGAAGAATGTAGAATAACATTTTAAAACCAGGGGGATGTAGAATGAAAAATGGTAAGCCTAAAATAAGATTAAGAGCAGGTATAGATTTTTCTCATCTCTCAATGAAAGAACGCAAGCGTCTAGCAGGTTCTCCACGATACAAATTCTGACAACACTATGCTACTTTCTTACACGTTGTTGTCATTTTGACGATTATTTTTTATATATATTAATGAGTGTTTTATCAAGGCGCTTATTTACTTTAACTTTATTTTGCTCACGAGGCAAGGAACTGAAATGAAATTTATAGGCACCAAAACTGATAAGTTGGAAGCTGCGATTACACTTGCAATAGCATTAGTAGTGTCATCTCCTGTATTATTAGCAGCAATCGCAGTAGTATAATTGTTATAAATAGTGTTATCGAATAAAGGATAACACTATGGTTGATGTATTAGCAAATGTCACAGAGGCAACATGGGACGCTGGGAATCCTGGTGAACTAGACTATCTTAAACCTAATGGTTTTAAGTTTATGGTTCACAACCTTCCTAATGTCTCATTCTTCTGTCAGTCTGCAAATATTCCAGATGTACAAATGGGTTCTCCTCAAGTCGCTACTCCTCTAGTTGATTACTATGAGCCTGGCGATAAGCTTGCTTACGGCGAACTCACTATTCGATTTATCATTCAAGAGAACATGTCTAACTACAATGAGCTATACGAATGGCTTATTGGTCTAGGCTTTCCCGAGTCTCATAAACAATACACTGACTTTTCAAGCAGTCAGTCTTATAGATTTCCAGATGTAAATCCATCAAAGCAAAAGTCTCTGGGTAATTTCAGTGACGCTTCTTTGTTTATTTTGGACTCAAATAACAATCCACAAATAAAAATTGTGTTTCAAGATGCGTTCCCTGTAGCTCTGGGCGGACTTGAGTTTGAGTTGTCATCTGGCAATACTGATTATTTTCAAGGCGTAGCTTCTTTTAAATACAGACAATATAAAATAGAGTCGATATAACTACCAAAACTGTCTTAATTGTGACAGTTTACAAATAGCTATTAGATTAAAAAAGATCACTATAACACCCATTAAGTGTCGTATTATTGACACACTACGAGGCTAGTAATGAAATATTTGCTAATCTTTGTTATGTCTGTGATGATCCTTACATTATCAAATACTTCGTTAGCTCAAGCAACTGGTACTTGTACTACTGGAACTCAGTACTGCGAGGGGTCTACTGCGGACACTAATATCACATCAACCTCAACTGCTACTTCTACTGCTACTACAGCAAACACTAACACGAACAATAATACGAACACTAGTACTAACACCAACACCAACACCAATACTAACAACAACACAAATGTTAATACTAGCACAAGCACAAATACTAACAACAATGTATTGAGTGGAGGTACTAATAATACAAATGTAAATACTTCTACTAACACAAACAGTAATACAAATGTAAATACCTCTACTAATACTAACAATAATACGAACACTAATACTAATACAAATAACAATACTAACAGCAACACGAATACTAGTACTAGTAATAATGTTAATACTAATTCTTCTGCATCGACTAGCGCCAATACAAATACGAACATCAACGATTCTACTTCGGTTTCTGAATCTACTAGTAACAATACAAGTGAAAGCACTGTAACTACTGATAACACAAACAACAATAATAATGTAAACCAAAATATAAACCAGTCGCAATCAGATCAGACGGTAACTCAGAAGATTGAATCACCTCCACCGTCTGCTATTGCTCCGTCTATTGGTGCGTCTTTCTCTCAAGACTTATGTACTACAGGTGTAGCGGGTTCTGTTCAGACTCAAATCTTTGGTCTATCAGCTGGCAAGTCTGTCACTGATACGAACTGTGAGCGCATCAAATTATCCAAGACAATCTATGATATGGGTATGCGTGTTGCAGCGGTATCATTGATGTGTCAAGACGAGCGTGTATGGACTGCGATGAAGATGGCTGGCACACCTTGTCCTTATAAAGGTCTGATTGGTGATGAAGCTGGTCAATCATGGGAAGAAAACTTAGCTGATGTACCAGGTGTATCTAACCGGCAAGCTAAAAAACTTGAGTCTTCTCCTAACATGCCAAGATGAAGCAGCTTCTAGCACTATCTCTATTATTGATTAGCACTATTGTCTTCGGACAGCAGTATCCCTCTGTGCTTGTCGATTTAAGAACTGACGAAGAGGCAACGGAGATTCAGTTGCAAGACCTGAGCCAAACCCAAGTTGATTTACAGTTTGGCTTTCCATTGTATGGAGAGGTCTTTGATCAGGCATGGATAACATATACTGGTGTTGTTAGTTTTCAAGATCAAGTACAAGGCTCTTTCTTTTGTTGCGAAGGGCGAGATGCATACGACCCAAATTTTCAAGCCATGGTAGACTCTAATCCAGAAGCATGGGAATATCTAGACTATTCGATATTTGCTTTATGGACTGATTTGGATGTTGAATATAATGCAAATCCATGGTTTAAAAGTAACAGCACAAACGCTACATTTGGTTGGTATGATATCCCTGAGTTCGGTGCTGATGATAAGTTAAACAGTTTTGAGGTAAAAATATTTGACACTGGCGATATAAAATTTAGATATGATAAAATTGAAATTGTCAACCACGATGTGACAGTAGGAGTCTCAGGTGATATTAGCGAAGATGAATGGGCACAATTTAAATTTAAATCAAAACAAAACGGCGGTTGGGTTACAGATGTACCAAAGGTCTGGTCTTTTAATTCACAGACAGGCATATTTGAAAATCACTTAGGCGAAGAGCAGTTCTTCAACACAGCAGTGCCTTATTACGATCCATGTGAAGAAGATCCAAAGTCATGCGGTATATTTGATCCAGTTGGCGATCAATTTGGCTTCGATGATGGTATATATGGCGATGACATCTATGATTTCATAGACGATCCTTTCACTGATATGCAAAACAGCATGACATTAGGACCAGTAGCACAAGACTTCTTTGCAGAAAAATATGAAGAAGATCCTTCTATGTTTGACTATTCATATGATGATAGCTTTGGTAATGATGGTAATGATGGTTATGATGAGCCAAAATTTGACGGACAACAAGAAAACTTTTCTTTCAATGATGAAATGTTCGCAGAGTTAGAAGCTCTAGAAAAAGAGTTTGATGATTTCAAAGAAGAAAGTTTCATAGAGCCTGAAACTTTTGACGAGCCACAAGAAGCATACGAAGAGATGCAAGAGGTATATGAAGAGATTGAAGTATTCGAAGACGAGTTTTTAGTAGTAGAAACAGAAGAAAATTACACATCAAATCCTGCTATGAGTAATTATACTGAAGAATTACTCATAAAAGAAGAGGTTGTGAGCGTGGCTGCGGTCAATAAGATCGAAGCTGCTACTAATGTGCCGAGAACCAGAACAAACGCTGCTAGGAGAATAGACTCTGTTGGTATCGCTATGACTCAAATTGAATCTGAAGCAGCACTAATGGAATCAGCAGTTCAATCAAGTTTAAATTCATTCAACAGCCAAGCAAGCGCAGGCTTTTCTAGTAGCGGATCATTCGATCAAGGTTCTAGTTCTGGTGATATGGGTGAAAGTGATGGACAATCTTTCAGTAGCGGACAATCAGTATTCGGCGATGATAACAATTTAGATTTTAGTTTTGGTGGACCCCCTATAGTGTTCACAGTGGCAAACACAACTTCTACAACTCAACAAGAAACGGTAGAGATTGCAGATAACTCATCTTCTGGTGCAACATCATCGAATCAAAATTTCAATAGCCAAGCTGATCAGTCTTTCTCTAGTGGTGGATCGATAAGCGATGCCCTAACTTCAACAGCACCACCTGATTTCTCACGGTTCAATGTTGCGCCGCCAAGTCAAGAAGAACAACAGACTACAGACAAAGCAAACGCACAAGCTGAAAATATGTCTGACGAACAACTAGAACAAAACTTGGACGAGTTTGCTAGTAACATGCAAGACTCTGGTGGATTCACAGATCAAAGTTTGACTGTGTTCTTAATGGGTCGTAACAGTGCGTTCTCACAATACAGCGGACAACTACAAGATGTTAGCTTTTACACTGACAGAGGCATGCCGACGAGCAGTGTACAGAATGATAGAAACTCTATGCTGCGAATGATTGGCACAGATAACAAACACGAAGAATTAATATCCTTACAATACGGGAGATAGAAAATGGCTGAAGTAGAGATTGGCGAAATGAAAGTAAGCGGCAGCAAAGCGTTGATACTTATTCCATTACTAGGCACTATACTTGGTGGCATGTGGGGAGGCTTTGAGATGTATCAGAGATTGCTCGATGCAGAACAAGCGGTGACAGAATACGTTGCTCCTGATATGTCTGGTATCAATCAGCAGTTAGCAGTACAGGCAGAAACAGTATTATCACTCAAAGAAGATGTTGGTCAGCAGTTTAATACTGTAACAACCTTACTTGAAAGCATGAGAGAAGACCTAGACCGTGTGCGGGAAGACGCAGACGAGGTGGATACATTCGTAAGAACAATTGACGAGTCTACAAATGAGACACAAAGAGACTTACGCAACGATGTGTACTCAATGGAGACTTCTTTGAATGACAGGCTCAGAGAGCTTGACGAAGAGCTGCGAGAAATGCGTGATGAACTAGAGGATAAAATTGAGCGTATACTTGATAATCCATTGAACGACTCAGAGTAATTATTATAAATAAATAATAAAAGAGACAGGTATGATGTAATTACCATAGGGGCAGTTTGCATAATAGGAACTATGGTAATCGCAGTTATGCTCGGCGTAGCAATGAGTTTATAGCATTATAAATAGTACATATATTATGAGGTTATATTATGATTACATTGAACGATTTGCAAGATCAGTGGAAGGCTGATTGCAAAATTGACGAGTTGAATTTAGGCAGCGAGTCTACGAAAACCCCTGAGTTGCACTCAAAGTATTTGAACTATCTTACTACATTTAAATTGCAACTAAGAAAATACGAATCACAACTGTTTTCTTTGCGGCGTATAAAGTGGCGTTACTTTCGTGGCGAGCTTTCTAGAGAAGAGCTTGGCGAATTAGGATGGGACCAATACTTAGGTCCTCAGCCATTAAAAAATGAAATGCAAGAATACCTTGAAAGCGATTCTGACATTATAAAAATTATGGATAAGATTGATTACATTAAAGCGTGTCTGTATCAATGCGAATCAGTAATGAAATCACTAAACAGCAGAACTTGGGATATCAAAAATGCTGTGGAGTGGACAAAGTTTACTAACGGATTGATGTAGTGATTAAAGTTACAAAATATAATGAAGCGTATTTGAAGATAGATACTGACCCTGGAACTGGTCAAGAAATTTGTGATTTCTTTTCGTTCGATGTACCAGGCGCAAGATTTATGCCTGCGTATAAAGCTAGAGCATGGGACGGTAAAGCAAGACTCTATAACATGTATCGTAAAGAGCTTTATGTGGGTCTCTTGCCATATCTGAAAGAATTTGCAAATACATTAGAGTACAAATTAGAAGTTGATATAAAAGACGTTGGAGATCCAGTTTCTACGCAGTATGTAGAGTCACTCGCCAAAAAGCTAAAACTTCAGAGCGGAGAAAAAGACATTGAAATCAGAGACTACCAAGTCGAAGCAGTTAAGCACTCTATTAACAAGGGTAGGGCGCTCTTACTTTCCCCAACTGCATCTGGAAAGTCTCTTATTATCTATAATCTTGTTCGGTATCATCAACATCTTGGCCGTAAGCAGCTCCTTATTGTGCCAACAACCTCACTGGTCGAGCAAATGTATGGGGACTTCGGAGACTATGCAACAGCAGATGCCTGGCAGGTCTCTGAGAACTGTCATAGAATCTACGGCGGCAAAGAGAAGACAGCAGAATATCCAGTAACGATTTCTACTTGGCAATCTATCTACAAGTTTCCTAAAGCTTGGTTCGAACAGTTTGATGTTGTCTACGGTGACGAAGCACATAACTTCAAAGCAAAATCTCTTACTACTATCCTAGACAAGTGTGTTAATGCACCTTATCGCATCGGCACTACTGGTACTCTTGACGGCACAAAAACTCATAAGCTTGTACTAGAAGGCATCTTTGGTACAGTAAAAAATGTGATTACTACCAAGAAGTTGATGGAAGATAATACAGTAGCAAACTTAGACATTACTTGTTTGGTCCTTGACTATTCTGACCAGGAAAGAAAACTAGTAAAGGGTATGACATATCAAGAAGAGATGGACTGGATTGTAAGTCACCCTAAACGAAATACTTTTCTGAAAAACTTATGTACTACACAAAAAGGCAATACACTAGTGCTGTTTCAGTTTGTAGAGAAGCATGGTAAGGTTCTGTATCAGTTAATAAATGATAAGGTTGGTGCTGATAGAAAAGTATTCTTCGTCCATGGCGGTACTGACACTGAGCAGAGAGAAGAAATAAGAGCATTGACGGAGAAAGAAAATGATGCTATCATTATTGCTTCATATGGTACGTTTTCAACTGGTATAAATATTCGTAACTTGCATAACATTGTTTTTGCTTCACCTAGTAAAAGCCGAATAAGAAACCTACAGTCTATTGGTAGAGGTCTTAGAAAAGGTGATAATAAAACAAGTTGTAATCTCTTTGATGTTGGTGATGATATATCCTGGAAATCAAAGAAGAACTATACTCTTGGACACATGGTCGAAAGAGTTAAAATATATAATGAAGAAGGCTTTAAATACAAGCTAGTAAGGGTTCCAATTGGAAACTAATTACAAAATAGTAAATTTAATAAATGGTCTGAATATTGTAGGCGATGTCGAATATACGCCTGAAGAGATCATAGTAAAGTTTCCTCTAGAAGTTACTGCAAAGCCTATCATGAACGATGATGGCAATCTCGTTGGAGAACATATGGTTCTTCGTCCCTATCTTGTCATGACTGATGACCGTGAAGTTTTCATTGATCAATTTTCTGTTGTTTCTTCTTCTTCTCTGAGCGAAAGATTGTATAAATCTTACGAAGAGATGGTGTCTAATGTTTATGATAAAACAATTTCTCTTGATGGTAACTTCTACAAGAATGATGATGAATTACCAGAAGAGATTCAAGAAATGTCTAAAGAAGAACTGGATTACCTAGAAGAACAATTGGATTTAATTGCTTCTGGTAAAGACAAAACTTTTCATTAGAGTACTACTTTCTTTCTAACAAGACAATTATAACAAGGTGAAGAGCCTCTGTCAAGTCTTTTCTCATTTATTTTCAGTTGACATTGTTATGTTTTTGTAGTACTATAGTATTATGATTTAATTTGATGGAGATAAAAAATGAGTAAGCAAAAAACAGCACACTATGTAGATAATAAAAAGTTCTTCGCCGAGATGAAGGTGTGGAAAGAACAGTGGGATAAATCAGTAGCTGCTGGTGAACCTACTCCTCAATGCCCTCACTATCTAGGTGAGTGTTTCGTTAAGATTTCAAATCATCTGGCATACAAAGCAAACTTTGTCAACTATACATTTCGTGATGAGATGGTACTTGATGGTATTGAGAATTGTTTGCGGTATGCTGACAGATTCAATCCAGAGAAATCTAATAATCCTTTCGCCTACTTTACTCAGATTACCTACTACTCATTCATTAGGCGCATCAAGAAAGAGGCTAGACAAACTGAAACAAAGCTTAACTATCTACAAAGCATTGACCTGCAACAGTTGCTAGATGAAATTGAAGGTGATTCAGGCAACTATGAGTACTTAAAATGGGTACAAGAACAGGTAGATAGCAACGCAAAAGACAAAAAACAGCTAAATAAGGTGTCTCCTACTGAAGATAAGCCCAAAAGACGCCCGAAATACTTCGATGAACCCCAAAAATTACCACTTGACAACTAGTATGTAATGTAGTATCATAGTTAAACACTGGAGAAACTATATGAGACACAGCACGATTAGATGTATTCCATTCAGCGGCAATGGATCATCAGGTCCAGATACAATTTATGTCGTAGACATGTATAAAGATGGCATAAAAGTTGGAACAAATGAGTTTCCCGGTAAGAGCATACATTATGCAGAAGCATTTGCAAGAAATTGGAACACAGGAATTATAGATGAAAATAAAACCAACTGATAGACAGATAGTAGTTGACCTTGAAACATTGAGTGCTAGACCAAACTCATGTATTATTTCTATTGGTGCAGTTGCGTTTACCTTGCAAGATGGAATAACGGAAGAGTTCTTCATCAATGTTGATCCGTTAACATGCAAAGAAATAGGACTTCATATCAGCAAAGAGACTGTCGCTTGGTGGGCATCACAGCCGAAAGAAGCAATTGAATCTTGGCAAAAAGATCCTGTTCCTCTAAAAGAAGCAATGCAAAAATTCACAGAATTCTATGGCAATACTTCAGTACCAATTTGGGGCAATGGATCTAGTTTTGATATTACAATACTTGAATCTGCATACTTTGCATTGAATGATGAGATGATAAAAATACCATGGAAGTTCTGGGACATCTACGACATGCGAACACTGACTAGCATTCTAGGCAGACGGCTAGAAAAGACTGGGATTAATCACAATGCGCTTCACGATTCAATAGCTGAAGCCAAACTTATTATTGACATGTTGTCATCATGATAGACACATTAGATTATATCTTTGATATTGACAAGATCGAAAAAGAATGTTATGATATAATTGATTCAGTGAAGTTTTGTCCAACAACAAATCAAATTGGAATAAAACATACTAAAAAAGCACATGACACTCAGAAATGGCACGAAGGGTGCGGATCATTAATAAAATTAATGCCAAGAGTGTGTAATAATGACTTCACTGAAATAAATTCTGATCTGACAGGTACTTATATCGAGTATGTGTGTGAAGAATTACAAAAAACTTATCGCATAGGTAGAGCTAGAATTATGAGACTGGAGCCAAAGAGATGCATGAGCCTTCATGTTGATCTTAGCAAAAGAATTCACATACCAGTTGTAACTAATACTGATGCTTTAATGATTATTAATAATGAAGTTTTTCATATGCCAGCAGATGGCAGTGCGTATCTTACTGACACAACAAAGAGACACACTGCATTGAATGCAAGCAAGACCGATGATAGAATACATTTGTTGTTTGATTTACTCTAGGAGTTATATTATGGATGCACAAAAAGTAAGAAGCGCAGTTGAAGAAATGTCAAACTCAATGACTCGTATGGACGCAGAACGAGACCTCATTAAAGAGATTGTAAACAAGCTGCACGAAGAACAGTTTCTGGACAAGCGAGTGATTCGCAAGATGGCTCGTGTTTACCACAAGCAAAATTTTGCAGAAGAAACTACAATCAACGAAGAATTCGAAACTACATTCAAGAACATCATGGAGTAAGACATGAATATCTTTGCTTTAGACACAGATCCAGTCGTTGCTGCCGAATATCACTGTGATCGTCACTGCGTTAAGATGATAATAGAGTATGCACAACTAATGTCCACATCACATCGTGTGTTAGATGGCGCATTATATGTCGATAAAACAGCAAAAAATAGACGCATCAAGCGTTGGTGTTTATCGAATCGACATATGGAAGATGTCGTATACAAAGCTTCCCACGTTAATCATCCATCTGGTGTATGGACAAGAGCTACTAAAGCAAACTATGAATATATGCACACCATGTGGATCGCTTTGTGTCAGGAATATACTCACCGCTACGGCAGAACTCACTTGACACAAAGCAAATTAGAAAGTATACTATGTAATACACCATCAAATATACCTAGTGGTGTACTTACAGAACTTCCACAAGCAATGCCAGATGATGCTAAACTATCTAATGTAGTAGAAGCGTATCGCAATTACTATCGCATTTACAAGCGAGACTTTGCTAAGTGGACTAAACGACAAATCCCAGAGTGGTTTTAATTTGAAATTTGCAATGGTAACAGACCTTCACTTCGGCGCAAGAAGTGATTCGATTGCATTTGACGCACACTTTAAAAAGTTCTATGAAGAAACATTCTTTCCAGAGCTTGAGCGTCAAGGTATCAAAACTGTATTTGATTTAGGAGATACATTTGATCGAAGAAAGTATATCAACTACAACACACTACAGAGTTGTAAAGCATACTTCTTTGATCGTTTGCAGGAAATGAATATAGACCTGCATATGATCCCTGGTAATCATGATACTTACTTTAAAAATACAAACGATGTAAATTCTCCAGGGCTTTTGCTCAGAGAGTACAACAATATATCTCTGTATGAAAAAGTCACAGAAATTAAGATGGGCGAAAGCACAGTACTATTTGTGCCTTGGATATGCAGTGAAAACTATGAAGAATCATTTGAAATTATCTCTAAATCAAAAGCTGACATCTGCTTGGGACACTTTGAGTTCTCTGGCTATGATATGTATCGTGGATCCCCTAATCCTCATGGGATGGATCCTAGTATGTTTAGTCATCTGCCTATGGTTATTAGCGGTCATTTTCACCATAGGCATACCAAAGGCAATATTACATACATGGGTAATCCTTACGAGATAACCTGGTCAGACTATGACGACCCACGAGGCTTTGCAATTTATGACACACATAAAAAAGAACTTGAATATGTTAATAACCCAGTTAGAATTTTCCACAAAATCTATTATGATGACACCGATACCGGATCTTTTCATGGCAATTTTGTTTATGATTATGACTCAGTTCGTGACGGTTGCGTAAAAGTAATTGTATCAAAGAAGACTGACTTTGCCAAGTTTGATGCCTTTATAGATAACTTATATCAATGCAATTTGATTGAGTTAAAAATCATCGAAGACTTATCTGACTTTGAAGATGAAGCAGTTGGTGAAGATGTAGACTTAGAAGATACTATGTCTCTGTTAAAAGATTATGTTGACGGCATCGAAGTAAGTGTTGATAAAGAAAAGTTGAAATCATTACTTCAAACGCTGTATGTTGAAGCACAGGATCATGTATGATAGTTTTCAAAAAGGTTCGTTGGAAGAATTTTCTTTCAACCGGCAATGCTTTTACCGAAATTCATTTGGACAGAAGCAACAGCACTCTAATAGTAGGCGACAATGGCTCTGGTAAATCTACTTTACTTGATGCTATTACGTTTGCTCTATTCAATAAACCATTTAGAAACATTTCTAAACCTCAATTAATCAATAGCATAAACAGAAAAGCTATGATAGTTGAAGTTGAATTTACTATAGGCACGAAAGACTATATTATTCGTAGAGGCAGTAACCCTGGCATTTTTGAAATTGTAATAGATGGTGAAATGGTAGATCAGAATGCGAGTGTGCGTGACTATCAAAAACATCTAGAAGAAAATATTCTCAAGTTGAACTACAAGTCTTTTACTCAGATTGTTATTCTTGGTAGCGCATCATTTACACCTTTCATGCAATTGACTCCTAACATTCGTAGAGAAATCATCGAAGACATTCTGGACATTCGCATATTTACTACAATGAAAGAAGTACTGAAAACAAAAGTGAATGACCTAAAAGAGAAGTTGAGATTTCTAGAGAGCGAAATTTCTGTCACAAAAGAAAAAGCGTCCTTACAAAAAAATTATATTCAAACACTTGAGAGCGATAAGAAAGAAAAGGTAGACAAAGTCCTCAAAGAAATTTCTGACATAGAAATTACTATCGCATCTCTACAATCACAAGTCAACCTAGACACCCAGGTTAAAGAGTCTTTTGGTAAAATAGAAGACAAGCGCAAACGTCTTGATGGATTTAAGACGGAATTTAATCGTAAGATACGAGAGCAAAAGAAAGAATTAACTTTCTATGAAAACCATGATGATTGTCCTACTTGCAAGCAAGGCATACCACATGAGTTCAAAGAATCTATCGCAACAGAAAAGAAAACTAAAATTTCTGAACTAGAAAAAGCAAGTACTACATTATCATCTGAATGGGATGAGTTAGACAAAGCATACGAAGAGTTTCTAGGCATACAACAAAAGATAATTGATACTAACAATAGTATTATGTCATCACAAACTTTGTTACAAAGAATGAATATTGAAAAAACAGAAACAGAAAACAAAGTTGGTGACATTGAAAAAGAAACCGACAAACTAAAAACTGTTGCTAAAGATTTGATATCAAAGACAGAAATTAGAACAGAATACAAGACGGAACAAGAGTATAATTCTATTGCAGAATCTCTATTAAAAGATTCTGGTATCAAGACTAAAATTATTCGTCAGTATTTACCTGTCATAAATAAATTAGTAAACAAGTACCTAAAGTCAATGGACTTTTTTGTACAGTTTGATTTAGACGAGACGTTTAAAGAAACAATCAAGTCACGACACCGAGACAAGTTTAGTTATGCTTCGTTCAGTGAAGGCGAGAAGCAGCGCATTGACCTTGCACTCGTATTTACTTGGCGTACTATTGCTAAGATGAAGAACAGTGCCAGCACAAACTTGCTGCTGCTCGATGAAGTATTTGATAGTTCTCTTGATGTCAATGGTACAGACTATCTGATGCAGTTATTGAACACGATTGGCCCAGAAACTAATGTATTTGTTATTTCACATAAAGGCGATCAATTGTTTGATAAGTTTAGAGGCATCATAAAATTTGAAAAGAAAAATAACTATTCAGTAATGTCATAAATAGGATTATATGATGGAAGAAGAAAAAGCAATAGAACTGTTACCCTTTGGTCACCCAATGCTCAAGCAAGAACCTGATCGCTTTGACTTCGATGCCGAAGACGCAAAAGAATTGAGTGAAAAATTATTTGTAGGCATGCGTAAGTTTGGCGGTGTAGGTTTGTCGGCGAATCAAATAGGAATAAATAAGAAAGTATTCGTAGTAGGCGGATCAGGATTAGATGAGAAATCAATTTTTAATCCAGAACTATTAAAAGTTTCTAATACTGGTGTGACTATGCGAGAAGGATGTTTATCCTACCCTGGTCTTTGGTTAAATCTAACACGACCCGATAGTTGTACAATAAAATACCATGACGAGAACGGAGTAGAAACTATAGAAGAATTTGGTGGTGTGTATGCTCGTGTTATGCTACACGAATTTGATCACATGGTAGGACAAAACTTTACAATGAGAGCTTCTAGTCTCAAGATAGAAAGGGCGCTAAAACAGCTAGACAAAAAAGTAAAAAGGTTTAAAAGGAGAGCTGCGTAATGTCAGACGAATGGGATTTTGGTTTCACAGCAGTAGATGATATACCTGCCACTGCGACTGAGCCCACTCAGCCTGTAGTAGCACAGGTAGATGACGAGCAATTACAAGCACTGATGGACAAGATGGAAAGACTAGAGTCTCTCATCATAAGTGCTGATGATACCGAAATGATTAATGAACACCGTCAACTTGTACAGCAAGATGTCGTAACTAAATTGAAGCAAGTAGAGGATCTTATCTTACCTCTACTGTTCAACCTTCAAAAAAATCCAGAGAAAGATTACATTCACTGGCCGAACAGAACAGCTATCATTGATAAGCAAGTTGAAAAAATCAAGGCTGTTACGAGATATTACGATAACATATAATAAAGTTTTTGAACGATTAATTTAAATAATGGAGCTGATAATGGCTAGAGTATCAAAGGACAGAGACTTCGAAGTCTCGCCTGTAGTTAGGGGTGTATTTAATCGTCCAACAGGACAAATATTAGATTTCTATTTGAATAGCGCAATTGGAAATCCAGAAGACTATTCAGAGTGGAACCAAATTCTACGATCTTCTACTGAACAAGATGTGGTATATCTTCACATTAACTGTTATGGCGGCCAAGCTCTTACCGCAGTACAATTGATGAGAGCTATCTCAGAATCACGAGCAACCGTTGTAGCCTCAGTTGAAGGTGCCTGTATGTCGGCAGCAACATTCTTGTTTCTAATGGCAGATGTGTGTGAGATTTCAGACCACAGTATCTTTATGTTCCACAACTTCTCTGGTGGTACTATCGGTAAAGGTAATGAGATGATGGCACAAGTCCACCACAATGACAAGTGGGCTAGAAACTTGATGGACAGTATTTACAAAGACTTCTTTTCACAGGACGAAATTGATAATATACTAGAAGGTAAAGACTATTGGTTATCACCAGATGAGGTGACCGAAAGGCTTCAGAAGCGCAATGATATCCTTGCAAAGCTACAGGCAGCTGCCGAAAAGCTAGAAAATACCAAGGAAATACCAGCTAAAGTAGTGAGGAAGAAGCGAACTAAAGCATAAGTCATTGATTTAGTTCATAAAATGAATGCTTGACATCCTCACACCCTTTTGTTATAATAGTTGTACAAAATGAGAAAAGGTTGTGAGGACCAAGCATGAAAGTTATCGAGTCTAAGTCAATACTAGCAAAATTACTTGCTACCGAGAACATCTCGGTCGAGCATCACAATATCCCTACCGCAGCATTCGATGTTCAAAATCGTAAGCTTATGCTGCCAGAATGGACAGACATGTCCGACTCTCTGTACGACCTTCTTCTAGGTCACGAAGTTGGTCATGCTCGGTTCACTCCTCCTGAAGGCTGGCACGATGCAGTCCGTGACTCGCAAGCCAAGAAAGGCTTCTACAATGTCCTAGAAGATGTTCGCATCGAGCGATTCATCAAGAAAGAATATCCAGGTCTTGTAAAATCTTTCTACGCTGGCTATCGTGAGTTGTTCAACAAAAACTTTTTCGGTACTGAAGGCACGGACATCACTTCTTTGTCTTTTATTGACCGTATCAATCTTCACTACAAGGTTGGCTCTTTCCTAAATGTAAAATTTTCTGATGATGAGAAGCTAGTATTGGCTCGTCTAGAAAATGCAGAGACTTGGGACGAGATTGCTACCCTCGCTGAAGAATTATATGGCAATGCCAAAGAAGAAAAAGAAAATCAGCAATCTGCTGGTGAGGAAGAACAGTTCGCGATGAATCTGATGAAGGCGAAGACGGTCAAGGTAGCGACATGTCATACTCAGACGATTCAGAAGAAGAAGCCGATCAGGACGATGATCAATCTGATTCTCCTATGTCAGAATCAGATTCTGCTGATGGTGATTATGATGACCAAGAGATGGATGAGTTTGACGACCTATTTTCTCCTAACGATGACTACGAAGAGATGTCAGATTTCGAGGAAGACAACGAGCCTCGTTCAATCACAGATGAAGCATTCCGTGACAACGAAAATCAACTATTAGACTCTGAAAAAAGAAGCTCTTGCTATGTCAATGTTCCTAAGTTTGATCCTACAAAGTATGTAATTTCGTCTAGCGAGATGTACTCTGGTCTAGATGATAGTTTTCATGACTACAAAAATGAGAGCCTAGACCAGACTGCTACTGTATTGTACACAGAGTTTCGCCGTAAGAATACTAGCATCGTGAACAGCATGATACAGCAGTTCGAAATGAAGCGTAAGGCAAGTGAAAGTCTAAAAGCTCGTGTCGCTAAAACTGGTGATCTAAACGAGGATCGTCTCTGGGCATATAAAATCAGTGAAGATATATTCAAGCAGTCTACTATCTTACCTAAAGGCAAGAATCACGGTATGATTATGTACCTTGACATGTCAGGCTCAATGCGTCCTCAGATCGCCAATACTATCGAACAGATGCTCACTCTAGTTATGTTCTGCAAAAAAATCAATGTCCCCTTTGATGTGTATGGATTTACTAGCAACAATCGAGACAATGATGACTTGAACCTAGTCCCTGGTGATGCTCGTATCGCTGATTTAAGAATGCCACATTTGTTTTCTAGCAAGTTTAATAAAATGCAAACTGTAGAAGCATTCAAGCATCTATTGATATATTCACAGACATGGGATTACAATTCATCTTTAGCAATAAAAAATAGAAATTATGGACTAGGCACTACTCCTCTCAACTCTGCCTTGATGGTTGGTATTGAGATTGCTAAACAGTTCCGCAAGGACTATAAAGTAGAAGTCTTAAATACAATCATTCTAACAGATGGTGGTGCTACTGATTATATTGATTATGTTTCAGATGAAATCTCTGAGTGGAACAATAAATATCGAATAGAACGTCCCGGCTTCAACGAAAATGTAGTTTTCAAATACGGATCAGTCAGTGTTGGTTTTGACAGTAGTGGTTCTATTAGCCGCCACGCCGTACTGACTACCTCTTTGTTAGAATTGTACAAGCAAATTACTGGCTCTACTTTGGTGAACTATCACCTAGTGAACAGATGGACACAGCGTGAAGTAGAATCAGATTTCATGGACTACTACAAGGTAAACAATCCTAGCTTTGACTATCAAGAAGCTTGGGACGCATGGGCGAGTGCAAGAGGAACTGGCATGATTGTAGCGGTAGATAAAGCGGGGTTCGATACTCGGTTTATCATGAGGAGCTCCAAGATCAAGATTGATGAGGAAGAATTGACAGTAAAATCGAACAAAAAGGGTGATTTACTACGTGGATTCAAGAAATTTGCTGGAAATAAGCGTACCCAACGTATTTTTATCAACAAATTCATGGACTTAGTAGCGTAAATAATGCTTGACAAGTGCCTACCAATGCGCTATAATGTATATGTAAACTGAGAAAACAAACTAACTATGACTGTGAGGGTCTATATTATGAAAAACTCTAAAAATCGTGAGCTTCTGCTAGAAACTATCAAAGCCAATCATGGCACAGGCGAAGTCAGCCGCAAGCAAATCCTAGAAATATCTGATGGATTTAACATGACATATCCTTCTTGGATACTTAACCGCAAAGACTTGAAAGTTGGTCGTGGTATGCTTGATCTGACATCAATGTATTCTGGTACTAATGTAACACAAATGCGTCCCGTAATACTCAAGCGTCCTGTAGCAACGGTTGAGCCAGATCCTGTAGCAAAGGTTGTCACACAGGCAAAATTAACTATGGATATCCAAAATCTTATTCCGTCAAAGGACGATACGTTTGTCCCTTTCGGATTCTATCAAGACCTCAAGAAGGTTTTGACTACTAATATGTTCTACCCTGTCTTTATCAGCGGCCTGTCTGGCAACGGCAAGACTACTATGGTAGAACAAGTTTGCGCTAATCTAAAGCGTGAAGCAATTCGTGTAAATATCAGTATTGAAACCGACGAGGATGATTTAATCGGTGGCAATACTCTAGTTGATGGTAACGTAGTCTATCGAGAAGGGCCCGTCCTCACCGCTATGAAGCGGGGCGCAGTTCTCATTTTAGATGAAGTAGATCGTGGATCGAATAAGCTGATGTGTCTCCAAGCTATCTGCGAAGGTAAATCCTACTTCAATAAAAAGACTGGCGATACCATTACTCCTGCTAACGGGTTTACAATTATCGCTACGGCTAATACAAAAGGTCGTGGCTCTGATGATGGTAAGTTTATTAGCGCCCAGTTACTTGACGAGGCTTTCTTGGAGAGATTTGCCATCACCGTTGAGCAGGAGTATCCTAAAGCAGCCGTTGAGAAGAAGATTGTTCTCAATAAAATGGCTAAAGTAGGCTGTGTAGATGAAGACTTCGCTGCACACCTAGTCACTTGGTCCGAAGTAATTCGTAAGACTTTCTTCGAAGGTGCAGTGGACGAGCTTATCTCCACTCGCCGCTTAGAGCATATTGTAAATGCGTATGCCGTGTTTGGTGATAAGCAGAAAGCAATTGAACTCTGTGTCAATCGCTTCGATGAAGATACCAAAGAAGCTTTTCTAAGTCTCTATTCTAAAGTTGATCCAAGTAATGTAGATGAAGAGATAGAACAAGCCCTCGAGGAGACGTTTTAATGAGCAAGAAAGTTTACAAGTTCCGTGAAGATGAACTCATTAAGGAGTTTAGTGACTACATCGATTCCACATACAAAGGTCACTACGGCCAAGGCGGACTTCAGTCCGCTGAGGTTATCGTTGATCGAGGTCATGGACTAGGATTCTTTCTAGGTAATGTTGATAAATACAATGCTCGTTATGGTAAGAAAGGTGAAGCGTCTGATCATCGCAAGGATGTTATGAAAGTTATTCACTATGCCTTTCTAGCACTGTACGAACACGATAGAATACACTCTACTGATAAATAGTTATAAATAGTAGACTGTTTACAGTTTCGAATCACGAAACATTAGGAGATAAAAAAATGGCATTCGCAATAGAATATACTTTTGTTAGACCAAGTACAGATGTTGCTTGGCCAGAATTTTCAGTAGATCAGCAAACTCAAATCCAGGCTCTCAGGGAAACTCATAATGTATCTTCTACAGATACCTTCTCAGAAGATAACCTAACTTGGGTCAGAAGACAGGCAGCAGAAAGTATGGAGGCATACACACCATTCTACACTGAAGGTCAGCCAATATGGGAAGCTGCTGGTATTATATACAATGCTCAACAAGCAGACATTACTGTTTCACTGGACATTATAGAAAATACATAAACGCTTGACTTTATATTATGATGTCTGTATACTGTATAGACAATAAACAATTGAGGTAATTTATAATGAAAATTAGTAACGATACACTATCGGTTCTTAAAAACTTTGCTTCGGTGAACACGAATCTTCTTGTTCGCCAAGGCAACACGCTCTCTACCATCAGCGCAGGCAAGAACATTTTTGCTCGTGCAACTGTCGAAGAAAACTTTGACCGTGAATTTGCAATCTACGACCTCAATAGTCTGCTTGGTCTATTGACGTTACTCGATGATACTGAGGTAGATTTTGGTGCAGAGTCTATCACAATGACTAAAGGTCGTAGCACGTTTGAATACTACTACGCTGATCCTGAGATTATTGTGGGTGCACCTGATAAGCAAATTGAAGTCGATGAGTTTTTTACTTTTGATTTGTTAGCTGATGACTTGAACATGATTCAGAAGGCAGCTGGAATAAATGCAGCTCCTATGTTGAGTATTATTGGTGATGGAACAAATGTTACATTGACAGTAGGTGATCCTGCAACGCCAAAGAGCAATAGCTTCAAGCAAACGGTCACTGATACCGACAAGGTCTTCAAGGCACATCTTCAGATAGAGAATCTTAAAGTCTTGCCTGGTGATTACAAGGTAACTATTTCAGCGAAGAAGTTCATGCATTTGGTAAACACCAAAACTGATGTTAAGTACTGGTTAGCTCTTGATAAAACATCGGAGATTTCGTAATGAACGAAGATCGATTAGAAATTCAGATCCGTGAAGCTACTAATGGCTGGGTCGTTGAGTTCAACAAGTTTGGCGAGACGGTAGAATATATCTACTCTCGCCCTGGCCCTGCTATCAGTTTCGCAAAGAAGGTGATGACAGGTGAAGTACCTATTTTTGGAGAAAACAATGAGTAAAGAAACTGTGTTCACATGTCCAACATGCGGAAACACAACTACTATGCTTCGTAAGGGCGGGTTCACATCTCACTGTACTTGTGATCCCGTTTTTGTTCCAAGCAGCCAGACGGGCAGGCACATTGAAGTAAATTTTAGTGATGACACTAAAACGAAAGAACAGTTTGGAACTTAGTTTAAATTATATTATGAAAGGTGTGAAGTATGAGTCAAGATCATTTTCTCTGGGTAGAAAAGTATCGCCCTAAAACAATCGATGACTGTGTTCTACCTGAAGCTACGAAGTCTACATTCAAAAAGTTTTTGAAACAAGGAGAAGTTCCTAATCTTCTCCTTTGTGGCACTGCTGGCACAGGCAAGACTACAGTTGCACGAGCCTTGTGTGAAGAGCTAGGTTGTGACTATATCGTGATCAATGGCTCTGACGAAGGTCGTCAAATAGATACGCTGCGAACTAAGATTAAACAGTTTGCGAGTGCGTTTAGTTTCGAGAACAAAACAAAAGTTGTCATCATTGACGAGGCTGACTATCTAAACAAAGACAGTGTACAGCCTGCGCTTCGTGCGTTCATTGAAAACTTCTCAGAGAATTGTCGGTTCATCTTCACATGTAATTATAAGAACCGTATCATCTCTCCTCTACACAGTAGAACTACTGTAATCGAGTTTAAGTCTGATAAGAAAGACAAAGCAGCACTCGCTACAAAATTTATGAAGCGCATGCAAGGCATCCTAGATGCTGAAGGTGTTACATACAAAGACCCTGTTCTAGCAGAACTTTTGATGAAATACTTTCCAGACTATCGCCGAGTTATTAATGAGCTTCAGAGATACAGTTCTGCAGGCACCATCGATGAAGGCATTCTTAGCAATATTTCAGATATAAATACTAAAGAACTTATCAATTCTTTGAAAGATAAGGATTGGAAGAAGATGCGTCAGTGGGTTGCAAACAATGTTGACAGTGATCCTCAGGGTATATTTAGATTTATATTTGATAGTTTATTACCAGAAATTACTACAGTGCCTCAAATGGTCTTGCTAATAGCAGACTACCAATATAAGGCAGCATTCGTAGCTGATCAGGAAATAAATCTCACTGCTTGTTTAACGGAAATAATGGCGAGTATCCAATTTAAATGAAATGGCCTAAAAACGAAACACATATAAAACTTAAACTTGTATTCAGAAGTGGGTACGAACATGAGATGTGGGTGAAAGATTTACAGAAAGCACCAGACGGACATATCGAATGGGAACATTGCGATGACGATAACTCATTAATAGAGTTTTCACCCGATGACATTTGCTGCATACTTAGAATTGGCAGCAGAACAAAAACCGTTTGGGAATAGATTTAGATTATAATGAAAGACTGGTTAATTAAATTCTGGAAGAAGCCAGAATCAATTGAGATTAAAAAAGAAACAATTGTCATCGACATGATGCAAGATGATGTTGATCCTACTGAGGTAACGGTAGAGAATGCATACAAAACAAGATGGATATGGTACCATACGATTTTAGCTATAGGTATTTTTATGACTAATGTGTTGTTAATAGCAATACTTTTACTGTTGGCGATTAAATTATGAGTTTTCTTGAAGAACTAGGACCACCTGTAGTTGAAATTTCTGAAAAAGATTATGTGGAAAAATTAACTAAAATCAGTCCGTTTGATTTTGCGAGTAGCATTAATGACACAAAAAAAGATTTGATAGTTGATGAAGCTACTGAGTCACAGTACAATGCATTCATGATAAATCGTGCATTGGGCTTTGCCTCTGATACAGCAATTGCTGCAAACGAAATGAACAGCAGACCTCATATTGACAGTAAAATGCAATATGAGTTTCTGCGTTCTGTTGTCCGAAAAGGCAAACGATACAACAAATGGATAAAAGCTGAAGAGTCTGATATAGAAGCTATTCAGAAGTACTTTGGCTATAGTTTTATCAAAGCAAAAGAAGCATTAAAATTATTATCTAGTGACAACATCAGTACGATAAAACATAAACTGGCCACACGAGAGGGTGGAAGAAACTAATAGTATAAATACTTGTTATGATGTGAGGAACGCCTCAAAATATAATAATAACAGGTAGATTGAAATGAATGACCAACATAATTTCTTTAATATTGATTACCCAGGATACCATCCACTAGAAATCAAGCTTGAAGATCCAGAAAATTTTTTAAAAATAAAAGAGACACTTTCTAGAATCGGAGTAGCTTCTAAAAAAGATAACACTTTGTATCAGTCTTGTCATATTCTTCACAAGCAAGGCAGATATTTTATCACTCACTTCAAGGAGCTATTTGCACTAGACGGCAAAGCAGCAGATTTTAGTGAAAATGATTTACAGAGAAGAAATACTATTGCTAACCTATTACAAGAATGGGGCTTGCTAAAAGTATTGCATGAAGGTGAATTGGATCTGTGTCCAATGAGTCAGGTTAAGATTATCTCATACAAAGAAAAGAATGAATGGAACCTAGTACCTAAATACAACATAGGTAAGAAGCGATAATATAATGTTAAACAACAAAAAAGTATTTCCATGTTTGTTACTTATTGGGCAAATTGTGGCAATGCTTTCGACAGTGTTAATGGTCAACGCTAATGCTTGGCAATGGGCCATTACACTGTTTGTCTATTGTTGTATAATGATAAGTGTCACAGTCGGTTATCACCGCCTCGCATCCCACAAAGCATTCGCATGTCCTAATTGGATACGATCCCTTCTATTGTTCTTTGCTGGTATCCCGTTTTATGGTCCAGCTATAGTTTGGGTAGCTAATCATCGTGAACATCACAGATTTACTGACACCGAAAAAGATCCTCATAGCCCACACTACAAAGGCTGGTTCAGATGCTACTTCTTACAAGTATTAGCGTCTATCGAATTTAAGTATGTCAGAGATTTGTTGAAGCAAGATTCATATAAGAACCAAACAAAATATTATTGGCACAGCATTGTGTTATATGCTGCTGCACTCTTTTTGATAGACCCGTTTGCTGTCATTTATGCGTACTTAGCACCTGCAGGCTTCAGTAAGCTAATTGGTAGCTTTGTCTTTAGCTACTCACATAGAAACAGACAGGCAAATGACGATACATGGCTAGGTCTACTCACATTCGGTGAAGGTTTTCATAAACTTCATCATGAGAAAGCAGCCATACATAGATGGCACAAGTTTGATGTCGGTGGCATTATTATAGAAGCTATTGACAAAACAAAAAAAGTTAGTTATACTGGTTAAAGCTTGTATAAATAACTTTGCTGGTGGCAAGTCGTCAGCGTAGTCCGACTTTCTTTTAGAAGGAACAGCGGGCTTGTTATCAGCACCAACCCGAGACGCCGTAAGGGTCTCATAATAAAACCTCGCTTAATTGGAGAAGAAAGATGGTAACACGAAAGTTTAACGTAGCCGACATGGCTGAAATTTTAGATAATGTTCGTCCATTCACAGTGGGCTTTGATAAGATGTTTCATAACTTAGAGAATGTATCTGAGTTATCGAATAACTATCCTCCCTATAACATTATCAAACAAGACGAAGAGCGTTTCGTCATTGAAATCGCTGCGGCTGGATTCACGAAAGATGAATTCAACATTCATGTAGTGCCAGAAGGCAACAAGCTTGTTGTTCAAGGCGTACAAGATCGTGGTGAAGATAAGAATGAATATTACCATAAAGGAATCGCAGCTAGAAACTTCACACGCACTTTTGCTTTGTCAGAAGATGTAGAAGTCCTAGACGCAGATTTTGAAAATGGTATGTTATGTATCTCTCTAATCAGAATCATTCCTGAAGAGAAGAAACCTAAAGAAATCAAAGTGAAATAAAATAGGATATTATTATGGCCGAAGTACAAATTCTAAAGCTCTCCTCAGGAGAAGATATCATTGGCGCAGTCACTGAGGTAAACCTCGAAGGCGGCAAGATGATTCAAATTGAAAAGCCCTGCTATATTATGATGCGACCCAAGCCTGAGAATGAGTATGAATTTGTACTCGGCCTTACTCCTTACGCACCGTATGCAAAAAATAACGTAGTGCCAATCATGCCAATGCATGTTATCTCGGTGTTTGCACCAAACACTGATTTACTCAACGAATACAATCGCCGTTACGGTAGTGGCATTGTTGTCCCTGATGATAAAGTAGCAGCACCAGCACCTAAACAAATCATTACAGGATAAATTATGGACGCTGAAACACTAAAAGTTGTTGTTGAAGACTTGGACCGTATATTGTCACTAACAAGTGTAACTTTTCTTCGTGGCAAGTATTTAGAAAAGATAGAAGAACTTGAGAAGGAGGCACAATGTACGAATACAGAGCAACAATCCGCAGAGTAGTGGACGGTGACACAGTAGATGTTGACATCGACCTTGGTTTTGGTATATGGTTGAAAGATGAGCGAGTCCGAATGATGGGCATCGACACACCAGAATCACGCACTCGTGACAAGGTAGAAAAGAAGTTTGGTAAAGCTGCTGGTGCTAGGCTGAAAAGTCTTCTAGGCAAAACTGCTGTACTCAAAACTCGTGTAGCAAAAGACGGCGAAGACATGAAGGGTAAGTTCGGACGTATTCTAGGAGACTTTGAGGTCTACTATGCTGCCGAAGATCGCTACTGTCTCGCAGGTGAGATCCTAGTCAAAGAAGGATACGCTGTGTTGTACGAGGGGCAAGCGAAGGAAGATGTACAAGCAGCACACATGGTGAATCGCCAGCGGCTTATTGCCGAGGGTGTCGTATCCGTCTAAATCTTCTCTACATGCGTATAGAGTTTTTGAACGATTGTTATATATTATCTACTTGACATTGTGTTGATTTTATTATATTATGGTTATAGATTTATTATTGTAAGGTGTATATGTGATGACAAACAAAGTTGATGTAAAAGAATCAGCCGATTATGACAACTTTCTAGAAAAAGATGTTCGTCTAAATGATGAATATACTATGTCACTAGAAAAATTCTTTGGTGATGAAATACCAGTTCCTCTTCCTCCAAAAGTATTATCGAGAGAAGAGAGGGCAGGTGTATACAAAGTTCTGTATGTTCATTTTCGTAATGTTGATGACATGGCAGATTTCTGCACAGACATTGGACAGATGATTGACTATAATACCAATATTGTCAATTATCCAAAAGTTGTGGCAGAAAACTCTTTATTTGATGATGAAGAAGACATTGTTAAAATCGACAAATCACTTCTTATTCCCCGTAAAAAGAAAACTACAACTGAGAGCAAACTTGATATTGAGGTTGACGAAGTTGTAGCTGATGTGAATTCAAAGTGGCGAGACCACTGGATTGACATGCCAGAATATGAGCAGAAAGAAGCAGCATCTTTTAGAACTATTCACATGCACTTTGAGAATAAAGAGTTTTATGAAGAGTTCGCAAAGAAGATCGGACAAGATATCACAGAAAAAACTAACTCTATCTGGTATCCAAAACTTTATGTGACAAAGAATATGTTGTTACGTTGGGTAGACGAAGAAGAAGCTAAGCCACTTCGACACCCGATGTACATTGTATCTAAAGGTCGTTCAGATACAATGATAACATCCAGATCATTGTCAAGAATGAAGATACCACACTATATTATCATTGAACCTCAAGATGAAAAAGATTATGATGCCGCACTCGATACCTTCGGCATTCGTGACTATGTAACACTTCTTGTTGCTCCATTCTCAAATCATGGTGACGGCCCTGGTCGTGCTAGAAACTGGGCATGGGATCATTCAATTAGTATTGGTGCAACTTGGCATTGGGTACTTGATGATAATCTAGCAGACTTTTATCGCTTACATCAGAATGAAAGAATCAGATTCGAAAGCTCCACTGGTTTTCGTGTGATGGAAGATTTCTGTGACAGATACGAGAATGTGTACATTGCAGGTCCACAATACAGATTCTTTATTGCACCTAATCAATCATATCCTCCTTTTGTCGCAAATACCCGAATTTATTCTTGTTTGCTAATTCGAAATGACTGCAAGCATAAGTGGCGTGGCAGATATAATGAAGATACTGATATTTGTTTGCGTGTAATGAAAGATGGCGATGTCTGTCTGCAATTCAACTCATTCATGCAAGGCAAAATGGCAACACAAACAGTTGCCGGTGGTAATACAGCAGAATTTTACCACGCTGAGAATACTGAAGCTATCAACGAAGAAGGATATAACACTGACGGAACTATCAACAAGTCTCAGATGCTTGCTGACATGCACCCAGATGTAGCTAGAGTTGTTTGGAGATATGGACGCTGGCATCATCATGTGAACTATAATCCATTCAAGAAAAATAAGCTGGTATTGAAAGACGGGCTAAACTTGCCTAAAGCTACAAATACGTATGGAATGACTCTAGATAGAAACTTTAATGGGCAATAAAAGACTTGACAAGTAGCTTCCTTTCGTTTATAATAGTTTAAATGATTGGGAGTTACTATGTTCTACACTTACGCTAAACACTACGGCAACAAAATCCTCTACAGAGGTATCAGCGAGAAAGGCAATCGCCAAATCGGCAATGACACCTTTCAGCCTACTTTGTTTGTCAAATCTGATAAACCTAGCAAGTACAAATCCATGTTTGGAGAAAGCGTTTCTCCCATCCAATTCGATACAAATAAAGAAGCTGCTGAGTTTATAAAAACTTATTCTGATGTTTCTAACTTTCCTATCTACGGACAATCAGATTGGTGTTATCAATACCTCACTCAAAAATTCCCAGAAGAAGTTCAGTGGGATCAAAGTAAAATCAAAGTTGTTTCTATAGATATCGAGACTACTGTTGACAACGGATTTCCTGACGTATTTAATCCTTTAGAGCAAGTCACTCTGATTACGATACAAGATGCTTACACTAAAAAGATTATCACATGGGGCTGCGGTGAATATACTCCCACTGAACATACTGCACATCTGAATGTTGATTATAGATGGTGTGAAGATGAGAAGGATCTATTCACTAAATTTATTAATTGGTGGGCGCAAGATCCGCCTGATGTTGTGACTGGCTGGAATCTGGCACTGTTCGATATTCCATATCTTGTCGCCCGTACAGACAGATTGTTTGGCGAAGACATGAAGAAAGGTTTTAGTCCTTTTAACTTAGTCAAAGCAAAAACTCTGACAATGGGCAGTCGTGATTTTCTCAAGTATGATATTTGGGGTGTAGCACAACTAGACTATCTTGACCTATATAAAAAGTTCACCTATGTTACTCGTGAGTCTTACAAGTTGGACTTTATCACAGAAGTAGAACTTGGACATAAAAAGCTAGAGAATCCCCACGATACATTCAAAGACTTTTATGAGAAGGACTGGAATCTTTTCGTAGAATATAACATCATCGATACTGTGTTGGTAGATCAACTAGAAGACAAACTCAAGCTGATTGAACTTTGTCTAACAATGGCATACGATGGTAAGATGAACTATTCTGATGTTGCATCTCCTGTAAAAACGTGGGACTGTTTGCTATACAATCATCTATGGGAACAGAATGTTGTTTTTGGTCAGAAAAGTCCAAAACAAGGTAGACAAATCGCAGGTGCATATGTACAAGAACCTGTTCCTGGCCAGTATGAGTGGGTAGAAAGCTTTGATGCTACTTCGCTTTATCCTTCTATCATTATGCAATACAATATGTCACCAGAAACTCTTGTGCCAGGCGAAGTGTACGATGTCACAGTTGACGGAATGTTAGAGAGAAAATATGAATTTGATGGTAAGTATGCAGTCGCTGCAAACGGACAATGCTTCTCAAGAAACAAGCTAGGATATATGCCAGAAATTGTACAAAAGTTCTTCGATGATAGACAGAAGTATAAGAAGCTGATGAAAGAGGCCGAGCAGTCCTTAGTTGATGTAGATGAAGAGATCAAAAGACGATCTTTATCATAATATCAAAAAAGTAGATAGTATAAATAAAAGTACATAATAGGAGAATACTATGTACTTTGTTTATAAAATAACCAACAACATTAACGGAAAATATTACATCGGTGTACACAAATCAGAAGATCCTAATGATTCTTATATGGGTTCAGGTACGGTAATAAAAAATGCTATTGAAAAATATGGTGTCGATAGCTTCTCTAAAGTCATATTAGAAGAATATGATACTGAGGCAGCTGCCTATACGTCTGAGAAGAAACTGGTTGACATGCACGATCCTTTATCGTATAATATTAATAATGGTGGTAAAGGTGGCTGGGATTATGTGAACAGTCTGGGAAAAGAAAACTGTATGAAAGACCCGGAAATCGCTAAAAGAGTCGCCGACTCAGCTGGACGAACCAGACAGTTAAATCCAGAACATTACGCCAACATTTCAAGAACCAACTTAAAAATAGCACAGGATGCTCGTGTAGGTGCAAAAGATTCAGAATACACCAAACAAAAACGATCAGATTCTGTGAAAGAATACTATAAAACTAATGACCATCCTAGTAAAGACAAGATTTTAACTGAGGAAGAGAGAAAAAAACTATCCGACGGCTGGACTGAGGAAAAACGAAAAAGAAAATCAGAGCAACAGAAAAAACGAATAGCAGAAAACCCTGACATCGTAAACACGAATACGGGTAAAAAGTTTAGTTCCGAGACTAGACAGAAAATGTCAGTAGCGTTTAAGAAGTCTTGGATAGAAAGGAAGAAGAAGGTTTATACTTGTCCGCACTGTGACAAGACTGGTAGTGTCAACATCAAAAGATGGCACTTTAACAACTGTAGGGGAAAAAAGTGAACTTACAAAATATGACTATGGAGGAACTGCAAGTGCTCCGTAGAGAGAAGCTGAATGCTGTTGCAAAGTTTAACAACTTTCAAATGGCAAGAAAGATTCAGCTAAATTCTCTCTACGGCGCACTTGCGTGACCCGGGCTAACCAATATTTCAGATTTTTTGATACTAGAATAGCAGAAGGTATTACACTGTCGGGACAATTCATTATTCGTGAAACTGCTGTGGCACTTGATGTGTTTGTCAACAAGATTGTAGGCACTGAGAACGAGATGTACAGCTTCTATTCTGACACTGACTCTTGCTACATAACACTCAAGGCAGTCGTTGACAAGTTCTTTGCAGACAGAGATATGGACAAACTTATCGACATTCTTGATAAGATCGGTACAGACCAGATCGAACCTTGCATCTCAAATGCTATGGACCAGCTTGCAGACTACACCCACGCATACGAGAAAAAGATATTCTTTAAGCGAGAAGCAATCGCAGACAAGGCTATCTGGATCGCTAAGAAACGATATGCGATGAACGTGTATGACAACGAAGGTACCCGATATAAAGAACCTAAGTTAAAAGTTATGGGGTTGGAGATCGTTCGTTCGTCCACACCTGCTCCTGTGAGAGAATCTTTGAGAGAGGCAGTAAGATTGACTCTTACTACTGATGAGAAAACTCTGCAAAAGTTTATTGCAGATACTCGTGATGCATTTATGAAAATGCGAGCCGAAGATATTGCGTTTCCTAGAGGATGTAACAATTTAGGAAAGTACACTGATTCTGCCGACATCTATAAAAAAGGTACTCCGATACATGTGCGAGGAAGTCTACTATATAACTATTATCTAAAGCAAAACAAGATAGATCAAAAGTATGAAAGGATACAAGAAGGAGATAAGATTAAGTTTTTGTATCTGAAAGAACCTAATACCATGAGAGAGAATTGTATCTCATTCAATACAGTTATTCCCAAAGAATTCAATGTACATAGATATGTCGATTACGATTTGATGTTTCAAAAAGCTTTCTTAGACCCAATGGATACGATTGTAAAATCACTGAAATGGGACACCGAAGAGAAGAATACACTTGAGGATTTATTTTCATGAACGTAGCAATTATTGGTTATGGCTTTGTTGGCAAAGCAACAGAGTATCTACTGAAAAAAACAAACTGTACAATTCAAATACATGATCCAAAAAAATATTTGCTTTGTGACTTTGATACAGTAGAGTATGCATTTGTATGTGTTCCTACACCTACTACTGGCGGCGAACTTGATATTAGTATTCTGAAAGAAGTGTACGAGCAATATAAAGATGTTTGTCAGCTCGTCATTCGCAGTACTATTGGACCAGAACAAGTAAAAGAATTTCCTCAAGCACACATCATGCCAGAGTTTCTGCGTGAGCGTTGTTGGAAAGACGATGTAGATGATCCTGAGCTGCCATTGATTCTGGGTATAACGGACTACGATGCAGAGTTAGTAGAAATCTTTGAAGTGGTAGAGAAAACACTACATATTTACGAGCCTATAGAAGCGAGTATGTTTAAATTGATGCGTAATACTGCACTGGCTATGAGAGTGGCAGTTGCTAACGAGTTTTATGAAATTTGCCAGCGCAACGGTGTAGACTATTCTCTAATCAGCGAAAGGCTTTCTTATGATGCATGGACAGGAGGTACTCATTGGGATGTTCCTGGTCCGGACGGCAAAACTGGCTTTGGTGGCAGTTGCTTTCCAAAAGACTTGACACACATGAAAACATTGTGTTATAATGATCTTAATATTTTTGACACAGCTTTAAAAATTAACGATGAACGGAGAAATAAATGAGCTTACTTGAAAAACTAAAAAAGAATAGCACTATCAAAGACACTGCTATTCTAACCGAATCTAAATTCTTTACAACAAAAGATTTAGTACAAACCTCTGTTCCTGCGCTCAACGTAGCATTGTCAGGTAAACTAGACGGCGGTCTAGCTCCTGGTCTTACAATCTTTGCGGGTCCTTCTAAGCACTTCAAGACTGCTTTCTCGCTGTTGATGGCAAAGTCGTATCTTGACAAGTATCCCGAATCAGTTATTCTGTTTTATGATTCAGAGTTTGGTACTCCTCAAGCATACTTCGATACTTTTGAAATCGATACTACTCGTGTACTTCACACGCCCATCACTGACATCGAACAGTTGAAACATGATATTATGGCTCAGGTCAATACGTTCGAACGCAATGACCGTGTTATGATTGTGATTGACTCTGTTGGCAACTTAGCATCTAAGAAAGAAGTGGACGATGCGCTTGAAGGTAAGTCTGTCGCTGATATGACCCGTGCAAAGCAATTGAAGTCACTGTTCAGAATGGTAACGCCTCACTTGACTATCAAAGATATTCCGATGGTTGTTGTGAATCACACCTATCAGACGCAAGAAATGTTCAGCAAGGCAGTCGTATCAGGTGGCACAGGAATCTACTACTCAGCGTCTAATATCTTTATCATTGGACGGCAGCAAGAAAAGACTGGCACAGATGTCACTGGATATAACTTCATTATCAATGTTGAAAAGTCTCGCTTCGTGCGGGAGAGGTCTAAGATTCCTCTTGAAGTATCATTTGATGGCGGCATCAGCAAGTGGTCAGGGCTGCTAGAAATGGCAATGGAATCTGGACATGTTGTCAAGCCATCTAATGGTTGGTATCAGAGAGTCGATACTACTACAGGCGAAGCGATTGATCCTAAGTATAGAAAAGCAGATACATACAAGAAAGACTTCTGGTTGCCTATTCTCTCCGATCAAACTTTCATCGATTGGATTACAAAACGATATACAATCTCAAGTTCAGATGGTATAATGCGTGAAGAAATTACTGAAGAGGATATTGCAGATGTCTACGAAGCAATCGAAGACTAAAGGTGCTTGTGACCGATGTCAAATTACAATATACGAATCTGACACCGCTGTATGCTTTCACACAGATGAGGAAGAACTTTATCTGTGTGAGACATGTGTCGAAGCTATTCGTGAAGAATTCGTGAAAGAAACTATCAAGGAAAATATTTAGTGCAACAAAATATTGAAAGAATTATTCTAGCTGGTCTATGTTACAATGAAGATTATCTCCGAAAGGTTATACCTTTTCTAAAGCCAGAATATTTTTCGAATGCATCAGAACGAGTAATATTTAATAAGATTAATCAATATGTAAATGAATACAATGCACCTCCGTCAAAGCAAGCTATTATAATTTCTACTACTGATGATAAATCGGTATCAGAAACTCAGTATAGTGAGATTCAAGAGATCGTAAACGATATTGAGCAAGGTGATAGCAAGCAACAGTGGTTACTAGATGAGACTGAAAAGTTTTGTAAAGATAAAGCACTATTCAATGCAATTATGGAAGGTATTCAAATCATTGACGGTAGAAATAAAGACATGGGCAAAGATGCATTGCCCAGTATTCTATCAGAAGCACTCGCCGTGGGTTTTGATAACACTGTCGGCCATGATTATATTGACAATGCTTCAGATAGATACGAGTTCTATCACAGACTAGAAGAGAAGTTGCCGTTTGATTTGGATATGTTCAACAAAATTACGGAAGGTGGCCTGTCAAATAAGACGTTGAATGTTGCGCTTGCTGGTACGGGTGTTGGTAAATCTCTGTTCATGTGTCACATGGCAGCAGGTCATATCTCACAGGGCAGAAATGTTCTGTACATCACACTAGAAATGTCAGAAGAGCGAATCGCTGAACGAATCGATGCTAATTTAATGAATCTGCCTATTGGACAGTTGAAAGACTTGTCTAAACAGATGTTTGATGACAGAATTGCCAAGATTAATTCTAAGATTCAAGGTCGTCTTATCATCAAAGAATATCCTACAGCATCTGCCCATGCAGGACATTTTAAGTCTTTGTTAAACGAGTTGACTTTAAAGAAAGACTTCTCTCCTGATATCATTTTTATTGACTATCTAAATATTTGTGCAAGTAGTAGATTCAAAGCTGGCTCATCTGCAAATTCGTACACAATTATTAAAAGCATTGCAGAAGAGCTACGAGGTTTGGCAGGTGAATTCAACTTACCCATATTCACAGCTACACAGACTAATCGTAATGGGTACTGCTTAGATTTGGAAACTAAGGTTGTCACACAGTCTGGTACAAAGAATATTTCTGATATTGCTGTCGGTGATGTGGTACTGTCTAATAATGGTTGGAATGCAGTAAAGACTATATTTCCTATCGTAAAGAAAAAAATGTATCGTGTTACTACAGAAAGTGGTAAAGAAATTGTGTGTTCAGCAGATCACTTATTCCCAACAGAAGAAGGAGAAAAGAATATTAAGTCTGGTTTGTGTCTGAAAGACAAACTTTTTATAAATAAAAGTGAAGTTTAACTAATAGACACTCTGGAGACTTGATATGGGACATATCTATAAAATAACCAACACAATAACTAATCTTGAGTATGTGGGAAAAACTGTAAATAACATAGACAAAAGATTAGACGAACATATTAGTAATGGAAGAAAAATTGGTAGTTCTTCTAAAATTGCAAAGTCTTTGCGAGAATATGGTTCGTTAAATCACAAAATTGAAGTTTTAGAAGTTTGTGAGAATGACATAATATTAGAAAGAGAACAACAGTGGATAGATAAATTGAATACTTTACACACTGGATTAAACATTAAAAACGAAAAACTTGATGTTGAATACCAGTTTTGGGGCAATCCTGAAAAAGCAAAACAAAACATGGATAGTAATGAAGCTTGGAATAGGGGTATTAGTCCCCCTGAAGAAGTCCGCAAAAAAATATCTGAAACTAAGCGTAAAAAGCACAAATTGGGGTTATACGAAAACTATGGGCACTCACATTCTGAGGAAACAAAAAAGAAGTTGTCAGAGATTGCAAAGAATAGAGGGCCCATTTCCGACAATACAAGAAAGAAAATCAGTGAATCATCAAGTGATAGAAAATTTTATCATAGTGTGATTGACAAAAAAAGAATTAGTATAAAGTCAACCGACCCTATACCTAGTGGTTTTGTTGAGGGTAAAGGAACAGTTTGGGTTACTAAAGATAGAAAAAATATCAGTATTGACGTTTGGGATTTGGACGAGTATATTAGTTATGGTTATGGAGAAGGAAGACATGTTGTTAGAAAAAATTGTTAAGATTGAAGAACTAGATGAAAGGGATGCTGTTGATATAGAAGTCAATGGAAATCATTTATTCTATGCTAATGACATATTGACACACAATTCAAACTCTGATGTTGAGTTGACAGATACTTCAGAATCGTTTGGTCTTCCTGCTACAGCAGACATTATGATAGCGTTGATAAATACTGAAGAGTTAGAAGAGCAAGGCGTAATCATGGTAAAGCAGTTGAAGAATCGCTATGCTGATCCTACAACTAATAAACGATTTATGATTGGCGTAGATAGAGCTAGAATGAAACTTTTTGACTTAGAAGACCCACAAGCAGGACTTACAGATTCGGGTGCGTCAAAGTATGATGAGACTCCAGTATTCGACAGGAAGAATCTGAATGTTGAAAAAGATTATGGTAGCATAAAATTTTAATTCTATAAATAGTGAGAAAGGGAGTACTCACTATGACAGAAGAAACTAAGAAAGAATTTCATCCCGCAGACACTAACGGTGATGGTAAAGTAAGCGAAAAGGAACAAGCGATGTACATGGAGTTCAGGCGTAAAGAGCTTGAAGACCAAGATGCAATGCGAGATGCTCAACGAAAGATGGCTTGGTTTGCACTTGGAGGTATGTTGTTGTATCCTTTTGCAGTTGTGGTTGCATCAATCGCAGGGTTAGATCAAGCACAATCTACACTTGGTGATATGGCACCTACTTATTTTGTTGCTGTTGCTGGTATTGTCGCAGCATTCTTCGGAGCGCAAGCTTTTACTAAAAAATAATGAGATTAGAGTTATATTATGGATAACAATTTATATCCGAGAGAAGAACAACACAACAGATATCCTATGTTCAAGGATATGTTTGGTGAAGTAGAAGATTCGACAGTACTAGACTACGGTGGTAATACTGCAAATCTTCTACACTTCTCAGAAGGCGCTATAAAAGAAGAAAACTATACCTGCATTGATATGGAAAACGAAGCACTGTCTATTGGTAAGAAAGATTTTCCAAAAGCAGAATTTTTAAAGTACAACAAATATAATTGGGCATACAATCACAACGGCAACTACCACGCCGACTATCCTACCTTAAGAAATGAAAGCGTTGACTACATTTTTTCGTACAGCGTTTTCAGTCACTCCGATTTTCTAGACTTGCTACTGACAATACAGTGGATGAAAACTTTAAGTCCAAGGAAGATCGCCCTCAGTATTGTATCTACAGAAGACAAAGTCCTCACAAACTGGTTTTGGCAGAGAAGAGTCCAAGAATACGGATCGTGTGTGGACTTCCGGTCTAATATCGCCGAGTGCAAGTCTACTTTTACCTTGTTTGACAATAATTTCATTGTTGAAAACACGTTGGCTCAGGCTGAATATGATTCTACTCATATGCTCACAATATACAACCCTGACTGGTTAGTAGAGCGTTTAGCGACTGAAGGTTTTGCAGCGGAAATCGTTCGTCCTCGAGGCAGCTACGCTTCTTTTGTCATCATATAGCTAGACTATAGACAAAAATACCAGCTCACAGAGAGCCTCACAGAGCGTCTGGTGCGATTTGTAAGTCATTGATATTACTGATAATTTAATGCTTGACACTTCGTACCAAACCAGCTATAATAGTTATATGAAATCGAGTTGTAAGTCATTGATCTATCTAGGGCAAATAAGTTAAAATAAAGCTTGACATTTACCCAAATAGTCTGTATAATGTACTTATAAACTGAGAAAACAAGCTGTGAGGGCTTATATTATGATAAACATTACCGAGCGAGACGAATTAGCCAGCTACATTTCAGATTCGTACAAGAGTTTGTACGGCATTCGTCCACGTTTTTTTGATTGGAAGGCGATGAGCATTGAAACTCTTCGGTCTGAGGCAGATCGCATGAGCGATGAGATCGAGTACGAGCTGCACCGTGACCGTGTCGAGATGGAAAGAAATCTTGATTCATTCTTACAGTATGCGCCTACGCAAGAAGTTGCCAAGCGTTGGATACAGGAGATGGTAGATGATGTATAGTAAATATCCTTGTCAAGTTGAGATGGTTAAGTATCATCTGGATGGCATGAAAGCAGGCATGCATACTGTCGAAAAGATGGGATTCATGTCTTGGAATGACGCATGTACTTGGGCAGGTTCTGTGACTGAGAGCCACAAAGTATCTTATGTCGTACTTGAGATGCAAAACCTAGAAACCAAAGAAATAGAAAAGTTTTAATTAGTGCTTGACATTGTACTTCCTAATGAGTATAATGTTTAGACACTCAAAGAATTTGAGAGTGATCTTGAATAGCGACCGCAAAGTCGTTTAATTTTAATGTTAATAATCAAAGGTGATTATATTATGGCTACAACTACTACAACTAAAACTGCTAAGTCAGCACCTGTTAAGAACCAGAACGAGAAGATCCTTTCTTTCCTCCGCTCTGGCCAAACTTTGACAGCAGCTCAAGCAGCTTCAATGTTCGGTGTAAAGACTGTCTCTGCTCGTGTTGCAGAACTTCGTGCAGCTGGACAGCCTATTTACGCTAATGTAAACAAGTCTGGCAAGACTGCATATCGTCTAGGTCGCCCTAGCCGTGCAATGATTGCTGCTGCTTACGCTGCTGCTGGTTCTTCAGTATTCAGCTAGTGTAAATATCCTGGGCATGATGTGAAACTGCCCACTTTTTTTAGTTAGTTAAGTGTGAGGGTATTATGGCAAATCATGTTGATAATTATATTGAAGTCATTGGCAACGATGCAGCAAAGGTAGAATTCGAGCGAATCTTTCAACAGATTGATTCTAGTGAATACAAATCTCTCTATGCCGCAGAATTTCTTCCTGTGATGGCAGAAACTAAAAAAGTTGGTATAGATACAGTCGGCGCAAAGTGGGCTAATCTAGAAGATTTCGGCGATGACTATGCTCTTGTTACTTCAGCATGGTCTGCTGTATTACCTTTTCTCGATGAACTTGGATCTCATCTAGAAGATTTTGATCCTAAAGTGCAGCTTACTTGTCAGTTTACTGACGAAGGCTACAATTTTGTCGGGTGTGCATTGTTTCACGATTCAGATGTAGAATCAGACGAAGAATATTATGATGATCTGGTTGAGATGCGTTGTCTAGCTCTAGGCGAAGAAAACACAGAAGATTATGATGTATGGGAAGATGAAGATTGGTATGATTTCATCGACACACGAATTGAATTAATGAAAAATGATTTGCTTGAGTGTGCTGCATGAATAACATGAAATGGACAGGATTTACTTGCTCCACTTTCGATCTATTACATGCAGGTCATGTTACAATGTTGAAAGAAGCAGCACAATCTTGTGATTATCTTATCTGTGGACTACAAACTGATCCAACTATTGACAGACCGACAAGTAAGAATAAACCTATTCAATCTTTGGTTGAAAGATTTATCCAACTTGATGCTCTAAAATATGTTGATGAGATTGTTGTTTATCAAACAGAAAAAGACCTTGAAGACCTTCTTCTTACATTGAATATCAATGTTCGTTTTGTGGGAGAAGAATATCGTAATGTCAGTTTTACAGGCAAAGATATCTGTGAAAAACGAGATATTGAGATATTCTACAACAAAAGAGAACACAGCTTCTCTACCACTGAACTAAGGGAGCGAATCTATGCCTCTAAACAATAGAGTACTAGAACTGTATCTTGAAGATTGGGAGTTTAATATGAACGATAATGATGTAAAACGAAAGATTGCTAAGGTTGTTGTTGCAGGACAACGAGCATTAGACCCTAGCTTCAAATCTTTTTGGAATGATAAGGCACAAAAATTAGCGACTAAATATAATGTGAACTTATCTGAAATTAAGCAATGTCCGGAGTTTTATAATGAAGTTGAAATTAGTCGCATCCACTAAAATCTTTAAAAATATTGGCAACATGGAAGTCCCGATGTGGCGGTGCGTAGATGGTAATGAATATATCATCGAACGCTTTGATGAAGAACCTAAGTGGCCTGATGTAGGCAAAGCGGTTACACATTTTCAACACATTCTTGAGGGCAAACTAGAAGTAGATGTGAAAGAAATTTATGGTGGTTTTGAGTTGTACGATAACAATTCTCTAACTCACGGTGAAAACTTTCAACTACAAAATGGTGGCACGATAGACTTTCCTGCTGAAGATGTGACTAAGATTGATGTAACGGAAGCGATGGATGGAATCAAAGGACTGTAGATTTACAATAGGTTATACCTATTACGATGAACCTGAACTGCTCCTTGAACAAATATCGCTTTGGAATAAATATCCTCATCAAATAGAAATTATTCTAGTAGATGACGGCTCTCAAAACTATCCAGCATATGACATCGTAAAAGACCTTGAACTGCCAAATTTTCATCTTTATGTAGTAGATGAAGATTTGGGGTTCAATAGTCACGGGTGTAGAAACCTCATTTCAAAAGTTGCTTCCTGCGACTTTATATTATTTTCTGACATCGATTGTCAGTTTGCGCCTGAAGTAATTGCATTTCTTAAAAGAGTATCTTTCAATCCAGAAAAACTTTATAAATTCTGCATGTATGCTACGAAGTCTTTCGAATATTTTCCTTGGCCAAGTCATCCAAACGTATTCATAATTGACAGATATAAATTTTGGGAAGCAGGTGGATATGATGAATCATTTACTGGCTGGCATTCTGGTGATCGTGAGTTTATGGATCGATTGTCTACTGTTACAGAAAAATCACAGGTAACAGAACATTTAGGATTTTCTTTAGTCAGAGGCGCAAGAAGTTTATGGATTGATGCTTCAGTGACTAAAATAACATATGACAATGAAAAAATGATAATAACAATGCCAAAAAATATGCCTGATAATCTTTCTGGGACAGTAAAAGAAAAAATTAACTTCTCGTATTCACAATTGTTATAAATACAAGTATGATGAAATTTACAAAATTTTTAGCTGAAGAAGCGAACGATGATAAGCTAACTCACCTTGAGCATGTGGAAGATCATGTTGTTCACGGTGGTTCGGAAGGGTTCGCACACGCATTTCATACGCTCAATGGCGTTCACGACCAGCTTCGTGGTGCTAAGAACGACACTAAGATTACTATGAAATACGACGGCAGTCCTTCTGTTGTATTCGGTACCCATCCAGAAACTGGTAAATTCTTTGTCGGTTCTAAGTCTGTATTCAATAAGGATCCAAAGTTGAACTTTACACCAGAAGACATTCAAAAGAATCACGGACACGCTCCTGGTCTAGTCAGAAAGCTAACGACCGCATTAGAACATCTTCCTAAAGTACATGACGGTAAAGGCATCTACCAAGCTGACATTATGCACACCAAAGAAGAGATGAATCACGAAGGACATCGTGTCTCTTATAAAACTAATACTCTTACCTATCATCACCCTGCTGATTCAGAACACGCACAAAAGGCAGTGAACTCGCACATAGGTGTCGCTGTACACACCGCATACGAGGGTAAGAATTTTGCAGACATGAAAGTGAAGCAAGGGCATGTACCTGAGTTGCAAGAGCATCCAGATGTACACCAGCTACCTATTCACCATGATGTTTCGCAGACCAATTACAATTCTGCAAATCAAGCAGACTACAAGAAGCATTTAGATGCCGCTGTATCAGAATTCAAGCAAGCACCCAAAGAAGCTCACGAAGCAGTATCTAAGCATGTAGTGCCACTCAAAACTTACATGAACGCAACAGTACGAGACGGCTCGCAGCCTACACATGCAGGATTTGCTCAACACTATTCTACTGCAATGAAAAAGAAAGTCGCTGGCGTAAAGACTGACGCAGCAAAAACGAAACATACAAAAACACATGATGATAATATGAAGCATGTAAACGGCAATAAAGAGCATATCGAAAGTGCCATTAAAATGCAACAGCATCTACAAAAAGCAAAAACTGTATTAACAGATGCCTTGAACTCACATAATACAATAGGACACGAAATAGCAGGCCAACCTGCAAGCCCAGAAGGCTATGTTGTCCATCATAACGGTAAACCATCTAAGTTTGTTCATAGACATGAATTCAGCGCAGCAAACTTTGCAACGGCAGGTGACTAATGGCTGATAAGCATATGGTATTCAGTTTCGGACGATTCAATCCTCCCACTGCTGGACACAGTAAAGTGGTAGATCATGTGATGAAGACCGCAGAAACACATGGCGCCGATCACAAAGTAATTGTAAGTCATTCACAAGACAAGAACAAGAATCCTCTCCACGTCCAGCACAAGGTCGATTATCTAAACCATATTCATCCCAATACGAATGTCGAAGCATCGAGTAAAGAACATCCTCACTTCATGGCACACTTGAAGAAGATGCACAAAGACGGATACACTCACGCTACAATGGTTGCAGGATCTGACAGAGTAGAAGAATTTCAGAAACTCGCTGATAAATACAATGGTCCTAATGGCGAATATCATTTCAAACATCTGAAAGTGGTATCAGCAGGTCACAGAGATCCAGATTCAGAAGGCACAACTGGTATCAGTGGAACTAAAATGCGTTCACACGCATCGAACAACGATTATAAATCATTCAAGTCAGGCCTACACCCGAACGCTTCAGATGAACACTCTAAGAAGCTATACAATGCTACTCGCAGTGGCATGGGTCTAAACGAAGGCGAGACACGATTATCATTTGGAGCATTTTTAAATGAACAGAGAAGCAGTCTACGAACAACTAAAAATTGATGAAGGAGTAATTTATGAAATCTATCTCGACCATCTCGGCTATCCAACCTTCGGAGTTGGTCATCTTATCCGAGAAAGTGATGAGGAATTCGAAAGGGGAGTTGGTACTGGAGTCAGTGAAGAACGAGTCCGGGCGTGTTTCGAACGTGACCTTGACATTGCAATCAGCGAATGCTGCACTCTATACGGCGAAGGGAGCTTTGGAGCATATCGAGATGAAGTCCAGCAGGTTCTGGTCAACATGATGTTCAACATGGGCCGCCCTAGGCTCAGTAAATTTAAGAAATTCAACGCTGCTATTGCTGCAGGTGATTGGATGGAAGCAGCAAAGGAAGGTAGAGACTCACGGTGGTATGATCAAGTTACTAATCGTGCAGAAAGATTAATGATAAGACTTGAAATTTTAGAGATTTTAGATAGATAATAATTGGAGAATAATGATGTTATCACCTGAGTTTCATGCACACGCATGTATTGCAAGACTAGCATACAAAGACTTGGACAAAGAAGTACGCAAAGAATGGAAAGCACTAGGATTCACTAGTGTTAAGTTTTTTGACATCGAAGGCGCACAAGCATATGTTCTCGGCAACAAAGAACGCATCACTGTAGCATTTCGTGGCACTGAACCTACCGAGAAGAGCGATGTCTTTGCTGACTTAGAAGCTACTCACGAAAGAGGCTTTCACGAAGGTTTCTATGAAGAGTACGAAAAGCTAGAACTCAAAGTGTATGGTGAAGTATCGAAACTCATGGGACGCAAGAAGCGTCCAGTGTTTGTAACAGGTCATAGTTTAGGAGCAGCGATTGCTTCTATCTTCTGTTTTCACTATCCAACAGCAGAAGCACTCTACACATACGGTTGTCCACGAAACGCAACTCCTTCTAAGGGTAAAGAACTTAAAGTTCCTCACCATCGCTGCGTGAATAACAATGACATCGTTCCTTCTATGCCTCCTGCTCTACTTTGGTACAAGCATCACGGCGAACTATGTTACATCAACTTCTATGGCAATGTCCGTAAGATGACATGGTGGCAGAGATTCAAAGACGGCTGGCGTGGTCGTAGAGCAGCTTGGAAGAACGGCACAGTATTTGACGGCGTTCGTGACCACAGCATGAATAATTACTGCAAGCACTTACAGGACAATGACTAATGTGGATCATATTAGTTAGAGCAGCTATCACTGGTGTATTTGGCTCTGCTTTCGGTAAGTGGTTTCTTTCTACACGCATGGGAATCTGGTTTCAGAAGAAACTAGATCGTGTCATGGAATATTTAGCTGTAAAGTATGATATAAATATTGCGAAGAAGGAAGCAAAATGGAAATCAGATTATCCTCTACTTGTCGAACGAATAGCTCAGCTGGAGTCGTGGTCTCATCCTCCGATAGAGAAGGGAGGCGCTTCAGAACTTCTTCAGACATTAGAAGAGCTGAGAAAAGAGATAGAAACATTAAAATCGGACAAGCAAAAAGGAAAAGAAGATGCTAAAAAAGTGGCTGTCAAAAAGACTAGAAGAAAGAACGACACTTGATGGCGTAGTACTTATTGCTGCTGGCGTTGTTTTTCTATTGTTCAAACCTATTGCAACTCTAGGTGCATACGCTGCTATCCTTTATGGCATATACACAGCAGGTAAGTCAGAATGAAATCATTCAAAGAATTCTTAGAAGAAGCAAGAGGCGAAGACTCTAAAGGCCATTATAGATCCACAGAGTCTGGTGCTGGAATGACACGCAAGGGTGCAAAAGCTGCCGGCATAAAGACCGCGGTCACTACTCCTCCAAGCAAGCTAAAGAAAGGCGGCAAGGCTGCAGGTAGACGCAAATCATTCTGTGCTAGAATGGGAGGCATGAAAGGTCCCATGAAAGATGAGAAAGGTCGTCCTACTCGTAAAGCAATGTCACTGAGAAGGTGGAACTGCTAATGAAAATTGCACTATTCTTTTTTCTAATTATGTGCGGAATGGGTGCTGTAGGATATTTTTACTACAACGATACCCAAGAAAGATTGGCACAGCTTAGAGAAAATGCTGCAAGATTAGAGATAGCTGCACAAACTAGCAAAGAAACTATTGGTAGAATGCAAGCAGATGCAGCACAATATGAAGAAGCAAATTTAAAACTTAGAGATGAATTATCAGAAGCAGAAGCGTATTCTGACGATTTAGCTGGTAAATTAAGAAGACATAATCTTACTGTACTGACTTTGCAGAAGCCAGGACTAATTGAAACGAGAGTAAACAATGCAACAGCAAAATTATTTGACGAAATGGAAACAATTACGGGTAAGCCTGTTACTGCTACTGCTGAGTAGTACTACTGCCTGTTCTTTATTTCCATCACGCAAGCCTGAAGAAGTTGTAATAACTCAGGTAGAGTATGTTGAAAGGTCTGTGCCAATTCAAGGTAGACCGAAGCCTATAAATTTATATGACATTCAATTTTACGCTGTTACGAAAGAAAACATAGACGAATTTATTGAAAGATTTGAAAAGCAAGAAGGCAGTTTAGTCTTCTTTGCTATCAGTGTACCAGATTACGAAAACATTGCTTTGAATATGGGTGAACTAAGAAGATTCATCGAGCAGCAAAAATCTATAATTGTATATTACGAAGAAAACGTCAATGCCAAAACGGAAGAAGTAGCTGATGAAAACATTTAAAGACCATTTAAACGAAGGCGGCTTGTGGGATAATATCCACGCAAAGAGAAAACGCATCAAAGCAGGTGCAAAAGAGCGTATGCGTAAACCTGGTTCTAAAGGATCTCCCTCGGCACAAGACTTTAAAAATTCTCAGAACGAAGAAAAAGAAAAAGGTGTTGACGGCAAAGCTTGCTGGAAAGGCTATAAGCGAATGGGAACGAAGAAGAAAGGCGGCAAGACTGTCGATAACTGTGTGCCTATGGAAGATGTAGTTGGCACTGCTCCTATGTCAGGTCCTACTGGTATTGCGTTTGCCATGAACATTGACGAAAAGCTCAACGCTGACAAAGACAGCATTGGAACATATGTAGACGATTTCAAGAAGTCTGACGCACCTCAGTTCAAGGGTGCAGATAGATCCAAGCGTAGATCAATGGCAGTTGCTGCTTATCTAAAATCTAAGCGTAGAAGCGGCGAACGAGCTATGGGCGAATCGATTCAGTATAACTCAGATATGGGTGTTATGGATTGGGGAACACCCGAAGGCACTGATTACATGAAAGATGTTACTCCTGGCGAAAAGAAAAAGAAATTAAAGTCAATTTCAATAAAAGAATCTTTGCCTCCGCATTTACAGGGTTTGCTTGACAAAAAGGGAAACATTGACCCCAAAAAAGTATCTAAACTTGTACATAAAGGAAAGAAAACTCCTTCGGGGTCAAAAATTACTGATGTAACTCCTAAGGGTTTCGGCATCAGAGAATCAGGTCCTGCACACGAAACTAAAGCAGAATACAGAAAAGACAACGAAGAAGATGCACCTGTACTTGGTGATTACGCACTCACAAAGCAAGACATTGCAGAACTAGAACACGAAGCCGATAACATTACATATGATATGGCAGTTGAGTATGGTGCTTTTGATGATGAAGACGAGGATGAGCCAGAAGTAAATATCATGGAGGTTCTATCTGTACAAGGCAGACTCAAGCGAAAGTTTTCTGCAAGAAAGAACAGACAGAAACTCAAAGTAGCTCGTGGTATTGCACTCAGACGAGGCTCATCACCTGATCGTCTGAAGAAAAGGGCAACTCGTGGTGCTAGAGGCGCAGTCTATAAGCGTCTACTCAAAGGCAGAGACAAATCAAAACTCCCACCAGCAGAAAAAGGTCGCCTAGAGAAACTCATAGGCATGTATGCACCTTTAGTCTCAAGACTTGCTGTTAGAATGCTTCCTGGAATGCGTAAGATGGAAATCAATCGTATGAAATCCAGAAAAGGCGGCGGCCAGAAAGCTAAGAAGTATAAAGCAGCAAAGCCAATGGCGAAGAAGCAAACAGCTAAGAAATTTAAAATCAAAAGAAAGTAGTTTCTTGAAGTTTGTTTTGTTATAAATACTTGTATGGACAACAAAAACAAACAACGATTAGAGCAACTAGTGCGGCAAGGTATTGTACCGAGTCGCAAACTTCCTATTCTCATGACTGCCATGAGCAGCCTTCACATGGGCAAGCAACTCACGCCTACTGAAAGAGATGTGTTATCGAAGTATATGTTCAACATGACTGACATTATGTTGAAAGATGACACTGCATTCAATCGTGCCAAATTACATACACAAAAAACTAGATATCAAACGGAGGAAACTACCGTGGACTTAGATGAGAAAATGGTTGATGGCGTTGAAATAGTAGACGGCCCAGAAGAACAAGGTAAGAAGACAAAAGCTATGAAGAAAGAGAAAGAGAAGGATATGAAAGAAGCAATGGATCCTGGTGAAGAAGAAAGAATGCGAAAAACGGCAGAAAACAAAGCCCGCAGACTTTCTATCAAGAGCCGTTCTAAGTTCAGAATGCTTCCTAAAGAAATTCGTAAAGAAAAAGAGAAAGCAGGTCTCGATGAAGATGTAGCTGAAATTAATGCCAGCTATAAAGAAATCTTTGAGAATGCTCTTGAGCTTTACGGCATTGAAAACATTCGTGACTTACCGGAAGAAAAGAAAAAAGAATTCTTTGCTGTTGTAGATGAAGCAGCTAAGCCACCTTTCGATGGTCCTTACACAAAAACAAGTGACGAGAAGAAAGATCAGTACGGCAACACTATCAAGCCTAAGAACATGGCAAAGCATCTTGCTAAGAAAGGAATGGCTTCAATTAAGAAAGAAGAAGTGGAACTTACTTTTGAAGAGATGACTCCTCAGCAAAAAGCAGACCGTTTACGAATGGTTGCCCGTGCTGCTGACAGAGTACAAAGCGGAGAAGCTGGTAAAGATGCCGAGAGATCTGCTAAGTCAGATATGCAAAAGAAAGGCGCTCAAAAGGGCATGGCTCCTACCAAGAAAGATGTACAAGAGCAAGTTGCTGCTATTAGAAAGACAATTAACGAAGGCACAGTCAAAGAAAAGATTGAAGCCTACAAAGAACTTAATCAAATTATAGAACAATTTAAAACAACAGGAGAACTATAATGTCCGCATGGTCAAAATCAGTTAAGCCAGTAATTACTGGTGTACCCGCATCGGAAATCTTTATGGTTGACGAAGCAGAAGTAGCAGCCACACCAGGTATTACTCAGCCAGGCTGGGTTCGTAGGACTGTTGTTGGTTCAAGAAAGAAATACGAAACCCTAGTAGCAATGGGCGCAGCAGCTACTGATGCTGTATATGAAGCAGCAGTTGGTTTAGCAGGCGGCGCACTTGTTATCGGAACAGAATATAAGATTCTTACTACTGGCGACACAGACTTCACGGCAGTTGGCGCAGCAGACTCTGATCCAGATACAGTATTCACCGCAACAGGCGTTGGTGCAGGTACTGGTACAGTTGTCGCTACTGCTGATGATGACGATACTGAATTCCCAGACTCGTAATAAATACTTTTTAATTTAAGGAGTATTTGATATGGCAGATGCAAAATTATCAGAACTAACAGCGGTCACTACGGCCGCTGCAACTGATATACTATATACAGTAAGAGGTAGTGACAGTAAGAAAACGACTGTCGCTACTTTGTTTGCTGATGTTGCCACGCCTGTTAGTTTCAGTGATACGATTGCTATTACTGATACTAATACGCAAACTGCACCCGGTGCAATAATCTTAACCACTAACATTACATATTTGTCCAATTTTTCAACTAGCGGCAATTGTACTTTGCTTGCGGGCGTTGATGGGCAGATTAAAATTGTTATCATGACTGCTAATACGGGCAATCAAACAGTAACACTACAGGATTCTACTATCGCTAACGACATATCTTTTGATGCGGCAGGCGAGACTGCAACCCTTCTATATACTAATAGCAAATGGTATTTCATTGGAGGTACCGCTACAGTAGCATAGGATTAAATAATGGTAGAATTAAATGAAGATAATTTTTTGTTGTATGCTGTAAAAAATTATTATACTCCCGGTTCAATGGGCATGAAAGATTTAGAAGACGATTTGAAAAAATTTAAATACGTCAAGCGGCTTCTAAATCGATATAAAAACACAGGCGAAAGCAGTGAAAGACTAGTGTTAAATCATCTGGTAATTCTATATAATGTCTTTGGTGAAGCTACGACTGATATGTTGTTTTATAAACTGGAAAAAGAACTTTGGCCAGACTTGAAAACATATCTAGTGTATTTACACAGAATGCCATTAGAAACTGTAGTTTCACCTGGTATAAAAGAAACAGATATACCTCTCAATAATGAGTTGATAAAAGTACTAAGGGCTCTTTAATGTCTAGATTGGCAGATGGATATATAACACTCAGAATTCTCAAGATGTTAACCACACCTGTCGAGAAATCTAAGGCGTATGAACTTGGTATTATTGATGCTAACGGCAAGCGAATCAAGAAACCTGTTACGCCCACAGAAAAAGACGCATACTCAATGCTTCAACGGTTTGTATTTAAAGTACAAGCTGCTTTGATAAAATCACCTGACAGAAATTCTAAAAGACTCTTGACACTTGCAGCAGCAATTAGTATACTAAGAGAAGAAGAAGTAAAAGATTACACTGATTCCGAACTTGATATTCTACTCACTATCTACGAGACGGACGAAAAAGTAATCGCAGAATCAAAACTTTTAGAGCATAACACCATGTCATTCAAATCCTTTTTAGGTGAAGAAGTGGCAGCCAACGCAGCAGGCGGCGGTGGTATTGACGGAATAGGAATTGGACCAAAGGGTGAACCTGGTCGTGATCCTGTAATGATGCCAATGATACGCAGAAAAAAGAAGAAGAAAAATGGCGACAGTTAAGTCACTAGACACAGATATTGCTGTTATAAAAAATGAGGTGTCTCAATTTGGGCAACTTCTTAACAAGTTAGAAACAGCATTAGATAAAATTGCCGATGTATCAAACAACATCGGACAGATACTAGCAGTACATGAACAGCGTCTCAAAGATGGTGAAGTTCATTTTGAGGAGCTGAGAAAAGATATGGACGAAGCAGAAGATAAGTTTGACGATGAAGTTAAAGACCTCCATTCAAGACTCACCACGAATACGAGAGAGATAGAACAGAAAATGTCAAACGAAATCGATAAAGTATTGGAGGCCATCAAAGACCTCAAATCGCACCTCGGTGACAAGCAGTCAAAATTAGAAGATAGACTCACAGCACTAGAAAGATGGCGTTGGATTCTACTCGGTATAGTCCTTGCCGGTGGAGTCTTATTAGGAAACGGCGTGAATCTAGGGTCAGTTCTATTGTAATATTGCTTGACAACACAACACTAATGTACTATAATAAACCTATACTAAACATATAGGTTTTTTTATGTCTCTTTATATCGATCTCAAATACATCAACATGATATCTAATCGGCTTCCTTTGTTCAAACGCAAAGACGATTATTTATTCAATTGTCGGTGTATTATCTGTGGAGACTCTTCGGGCAAACAAAATAAAGCTCGTGGCTACTTCTATAAGAAAGAAGCTAACATGTTTTATCGCTGCCACAATTGTGATTATGGCACAACTATTGGCAAATTCTTAGAGACACTTGATCCCCTATTATATAAAGAATATGTACTAGAAAAGTTTGTCAAGAAAGACGAACCAGTAGTCAAGAAAAAAGAAAACATAGATTTTGCGTTTAACTTTAAGCCTCAATTTGACAAGCCACTCAGTATCATTGACGGACTCATGAACAGACTTGACACATTGCCGTCTGATCATGAGGCAGTTCAGTACGTCAAAAAACGAATGATACCCGAAAGCCAGTTTCATCGACTGTATTATGTTGATGATATTCGTAATCTGTCTCAGCTAAATTCTAAATACTCAAAAGCACTAAATATAAAACAGCCCAGAATTTCTCTGCCGTTCATTGAAGAGAGTGGACAAATTTCTGGCATGGCATTGAGAGGTATTCGAGGCGAAAATCTTAGATATATCAATCTTAAAATAAAGGAAGATGTCCCTACAATCTTTGGTCTAGATGTTATAGATAAGACTAAGGAAGTTTATATTGTAGAAGGCCCTATTGATAGTCTGTTTCTCGATAACTCAATTGCAGCAGCGGGATCATCGTTTCATAAAATTGATTCAATTGGACTTACATATTTTACAGTAATATTCGATAATCAGCCTAGAAACAAAGAAATCTGCGCTCTCATACAGAAACAGATAAAAGCAGGCAACAAAGTCTGTTTGTGGCCAAGTGATATTGAAGAGAAAGATATTAACGATATGATACTTTCTGGGTTGACAAAAGATGATATTAAGTATATTATAGATAGTAATACTTATGAAGGACTTGAAGCAGAACTTGAATTTACAGCATGGAGAAAATGTTAATGAGTACAGCAGCTTTAGTGGGAATGACGCAGCCATCTGCCACGACTGGATGTTATACGGCCAATGAATTGATTGCATACACAGCAAGAGTAAGTAACCCTGACAATCAAAATAGTCCCAAAACCGCATCAAAACTACTAGGATATCTAATAAAACATGAACATTGGAGCCCATTTGAGATGGTTTCTGTCACAATTGAGATTACGACTACTCGTGACATCTCTAGACAGATTTTAAGACATCGTAGTTTCAGTTTCCAGGAATTCTCACAAAGATATGCAAAATCAACAAACTTTGAAACGAGGGAATGTCGCCTTCAAGACGAGAAGAATCGTCAAAACAGCATCGACACAGAAGACCGTGAACTGGCAGAAAGTTGGAACATGGCGCAAAAGACAGTCATCAACGCAGCAAACGATGTCTACGAATGGGCACTCGAAAATGGAATAGCAAAAGAACAAGCAAGGGCGGTTTTGCCAGAAGGCAATACTGAAACAACATTATACATGTCAGGCACTCTCAGGTCGTGGTTACATTACTGTAAACTGAGAATGTCAAATGGCACACAAAAAGAACATATCGAAGTTGCAGAACAGTGTTGGAATGTGATAAGTCATCATTTCCCAGATGTAGCAAAAGCGGTAGAGGAATTATAAATGGCGAAGAAAGAATATATGGGCGTACAGATAGACTACGCCAGAGATGCATTGTTTGATAAATTGGGTCTCGCTCGATTGAAAGAAAGTTATATGCGAGAAGATGAAGAATCTCCTCAAGAAAGGTTTGCTTATGTGAGTAGCAAGTTCGGTAGCAATCCAGAACATGCACAAAGATTGTATGATTATAGCAGCAAGCATTGGCTATCTTATTCAACCCCTATTCTTTCCTATGGTCGCTCAAATAAAGGCATGCCTATCTCATGCTTTCTAAACTTCATTGATGACACAGCAGAGGGTCTCGTTGAAAATCTTTCTGAAACAAATTGGCTATCTATGCTTGGCGGTGGTGTTGGGATTGGTTTTGGTATCCGTTCCTCTGATGATAAGTCTGTGGGTGTTATGCCTCACCTCAAGACTTACGATGCATCGTGCCTCGCATATCGCCAGGGCCGCACTAGACGGGGCTCTTACGCTACTTACTTGGATATATCTCACCCAGATGTTCTAATGTACCTTGAAATGCGTAAGCCGACAGGTGATCCGAATGTTCGATGCTTGAACCTACATCACGGAATCAATATCTCTGACCGCTTCATGGAAATCATTGAACGATGCATGACTGATCCTACCGCAGATGACGGCTGGAACTTAATTGATCCTAACTCAGGTGAGATTCGTGAAACAGTGTCTGCTCGTGGTCTTTGGCAAAAAGTATTAGAGCTTCGTATGGAGACAGGTGAGCCGTATGTTCACTTCATTGACACAAGCAATAGACATCTACCAGAGTGGCAGAAAGAACTAGGATTGAAAATTCACCAATCGAATTTGTGTTCCGAGATTATTTTGCCTACTAACAAAGACAGAACAGCAGTTTGTTGTTTGTCGTCTGTGAACTTAGAATACTACGACTCATGGAAAAAGAATGGACTATTTCTTAAAGATATGGCAGAAATGCTCGACAATGTTCTACAATTTTTTATTGACAATGCTCCTGATCAAGTTGCTCGTGCTAAATTTTCAGCAAGCCGAGAACGAAGTATTGGTATCGGTGCGCTAGGTTTTCATGCCGCATTGCAGAAGAAAAACATTCCTTGGGAAAGTGCGATGGCAAAGGGCATGAACTTAAATATGTTCAAACACATCAGAGGAAAGTTAGATGAAGCCAACAAAGAGTTGGGTGCAGAACGAGGTGAAGCGCCAGACGCTGCTGGAAGAGGTATTAGATTTAGTCATCTTATGGCTATTGCTCCCAATGCTTCTAGTAGTATTATTATGGGCAACACTTCACCTAGTATTGAGCCTTTTAGGGCGAATGCTTACCGACAGGATACCTTATCTGGATCTTATCTCAATAAGAATAAGTATCTGGTACAACTCATTAAGAGTAAGATTGAAGCTGGCGAAACAAAACAGGCAGAAGATGAAATCTGGTCATCAATCATCTCAAACGACGGATCAGTCCAACACTTAAACTTCTTAGACGATTGGGATAAAGATGTATTCAAGACATCAATGGAAATTGATCAGCGATGGATTATTGAACACGCTGCTACTCGTCAAGAGTTCATTGACCAAGCACAATCATTGAATCTCTTCTTCCGTCCTGATTCTAACATCAAGTACCTACATGCTATCCATTATATGGCATGGAAACAAGGCTTGAAGACTCTTTACTACTGTCGCTCAGAAAAACTAGGCAAGGCAGACAAAGTGTCTAATAAAATTGAGCGCCAGATTATCAAAGAACTTGATATGACAGCACTGGTAAATAATGATGAATGTTTGGCATGTGAGGGATAATGACAGAAAGAATAGTTGAAAGGGTAACCAGCAAGTATCCTATTGAAAAATTGATGCCATTTTGTGAAACAGCACAGCAGGACGAAAGACCTGCAGCTATAAATATCAAGCCAGATAATTGGGAGAATTCTCCCAACTCACTTTTACATTGTATCTACAAGCAAAAAAGATACGATGATAGAGCTGGATATTACATCTATCGAGAGGATGGAGAAATCGTTGCTGGTCACGGATACTATCCTTTTGATGAGGACTCTAGCATTTATGTGCAATCAAGGCTGTATACAATTCCTGGGCATGAAAAGAAGTTAGGAAGAAAGCAACTTACCGCAGTGAATATGTTAGGTTCACACATAGCAGATGTTGCTCTCACGCAAAACTACAATGGCGGCATAATAACACTTGAAGAATATAATTTAAAATTAGCAAACAAAATAGTTTCAGCAACAAATATTGACCGCTATCCTAATTATTATTTTGAAACAGAAATTGTAAACGGTAGAGTTTGCAAAGTAAGACATTACAAAGAACTTGGTATAAGAACACAGCCAATGACAAAATACGGTACATGTGTTATAAAAGACACAAAACAAATAGTATTGTATCACTTGTTCGATGACCATTACAAAAACACACTCTTAAAAAAACTAGACACAATACGAGTAGGTTGATGTGGTTGTTTTAATCCGGCTGCAATGCAAGAAGCTTTAGGATTAGAAAATGAGCCTCTTCTTCTGATGGGTATAGGGCATTCTGACGAAACTAAGAGTAGGAGAATTCATCACACTGATCCATCTTTCAAGTTTCCTACAATTAAGAAGTCACCAATTCCAGTTAAAATTGTAAAATAGCTAATGATAAGGAGGTGGAACTCCTCCTTTATACTACGAGGTAAAAATAAATGAATTATGAATTCACAAGTGAGAGTGTTAGTGAAGGCCATCCAGATAAACTTTCAGATTTAATATCTGATGCAATTGCTACACATATTATTGATAAAAATAAAACTCACAGAGCTGCCATAGAAACTCTTGTTACTACTAACATGGTAACGGTCGCCGGCGAATATAAAAGTTCAGTTGAAATGCAGAAATCTGATATTGAAAATATTGTAAGAAATGTTATCAAACAAGTTGGTTATGATCAACAAAACTTTCATTGGAACACAGTAAAAGTTTATAACGAACTTCATGGACAGAGTGCAGATATTGCATTAGGCACAGATGACTTTGGGGCAGGGGACCAAGGCCTGATGTTTGGATATGCTTGCAATGAAACTGAGGAGTATATGCCGAGTGCTTTATTTTATAGTCACAAAATTTTAAGTTTTTTAGCTGAGAAGAGGCATAAAACTGAAAGCTGGCTAAAGCCTGACAGTAAAGCACAGATTACGATGGAATATGACGAAAATCATAAGCCGCTTAGAATAAGTAAGGTAGTTTGTAGTAGTCAGCATACGGGAGCATACGCACTAGATGCAATTAAAAGGTCTATCAAATCTCTTGTGATACAATCACTAGAAAATTGCAATGCGCCTATTGATGATAAAACTGAGTATCTCATAAACCCAACAGGGAGGTTTGTCATCGGCGGACCAGACGGAGACACTGGAGTTACTGGACGAAAAATTATTGTCGATACTTACGGCGGGTCTTCTCCACATGGCGGCGGAGCTTTCTCAGGTAAAGACTGTACTAAAGTAGATAGATCAGCAGCATATATGGCAAGATATTTAGCAAAAAATATTGTAGCAAGTGGTAAGGCAGATAACTGCACAATACAACTTAGCTATGCTATTGGAGTAAAAGAACCAACTAGTGTTTATGTCTATGCAGATGGTAAAGTTCGCAATGACTTAGAACTTTTGATCAGAGACAAAGTTGACTTAACTCCACTTGGAATTATAAACAAATTTGAATTATTTGATTTAGATTTAACAAAAACAACAAACTATGGACATTTTGGTAAGCCAGATATGCCATGGGAAAAAATAGATTTATTTTAGGAGCAATACTAGTTGTCAACAAAATTAAAATTAACAGATGAACGAGCATACTTTAAACCATTCAACTATGCGTGGGCATATGATGCGTGGCTAAAGCATGAGCAGAGCCATTGGCTGCACACAGAAGTTCCGATGAACGAAGATGTGAAAGATTGGAAGAGCAAACTATCAGACGCAGAGAAAGGATTTCTCACAAACATCTTTAGGTTCTTCACGCAAGGCGACATTGATGTAGCAGGTGCTTATATCAATAACTACCTGCCGAACTTTCCGCAGCCAGAAGTTCGCATGATGCTCGCTGGATTTGCAGCAAGAGAGGCACTTCATGTCGCCGCTTACTCGCATTTGATTGAGACTCTTGGTATGCCTGAGTCTACTTACAATGAGTTCCTAGAATACGATGCGATGAAGGATAAGCACGACTATCTGCAAGAGCTTTCAATGGAAACTCAAGACAAAGGTACAATCGCATCTAACATTGCAGCCTTCTCAGCATTTACTGAAGGCATGCAATTGTTCTCGTCCTTCATCATGCTGCTCAACTTCCCACGACATGGTAAGATGAAAGGTATGGGACAGATTGTTACATGGTCAATTGTAGATGAGACGCAACATGCAGAGGCGATGATCAAACTATTCCGTGAGTATATCAACGAGAATCTTGATCTTTGGAACGATGACCTCAAAGGTAAAATCTACTCTATTGGTGAGAAAATGGTAGAGCTTGAAGATAAGTTCATTGACCTAGCGTTTGCAATGGGAGCAATGGAAGGATTGACATCAGAAGAAGTTAAGAAATACATTCGATACATCGCTGACAGACGATTGATTAGTCTTGGACTCAGAGGCATCTTTAAAGTGAAGAAGAATCCATTGCCGTGGGTCTCCGAGATGATTAATGCACCAACGCATACAAACTTTTTTGAAAACCGTAGCACAGATTACGCACGAGGCGCATTGTCTGGCGATTGGAGTGATGTTTGGGCATAAAGCAAAAGTTTATACCTTACTTTGCTAAGATAGCAGAAGAGACAGCACAACTCTCTTCTGCTATCAAACTCAAGGTAGGCTGTGTGATTGTAAAAGACAGTAGAATACTATCTATCGGTTACAATGGCACACCCTCAGGTTGGGACAATAATTGTGAAACATATATAGGTTCATTTAAAGAAAAGCAAGGTATGCCTATAGACAGTTCCTTGTATAAGACAAAACCAGAAGTCCTACATGCAGAAGCTAACGCATTAATGAAGCTGTGCCAGTCAACCGAATCTAGCAAAAGTGCTACCTTATTTGTTACACACACTCCTTGTATCGAGTGTTCTAAACTTATCTATCAAGCTGGCATTGCTCAGGTGTACTATATAAATACATACAATGCATCAAAAGGATGTGGTTTAGAGTTTTTAGAAAAAGCAGGAATCGAAGTATGTCAAGTATCATAATCAGTAAAACTATAGAGTGCGAAGAGTGCGAAGCTGAATATAAAGTCAATCACGATATGTCTGACAGGCACTATGTTGTTAGCTTTTGCTCGTTTTGTGGATGCGAATTGGACATAGAAGCATCATTGGATGATTTTATTACAGATGAGAATGAAACAGAGGAAGACTGGTAATGACACAGTGGCATGGAGGCAAAGGGTCTGCTCAACGAAAAGTAGACAAGAAAAAATTCGAAGACAATTGGGATAAAAGATTCGGTAAGAAGAACGACACCGACTTGAAATTTACCACTGCGGAGGATTATATGAAAAGCATGCCAGAAGATAAAGACTTCAGAAAGACTCAACAAGACTTAACAGAATTGAATGGTGAAGGAAATAGACAAAGGGGTCATTACGGCGAAGACGAAAGTGATCTTAAACCAGATATAAATAGTGTTTCTGATGATGAAGGAACACTAGATGGTAGCGAAGAAAAAGAAGAAGAAGGAACCGCAGGTACATAGAGTATACTGCACCTACTTTCCTGATGGTACATACTACATAGGTTACTCTGGTAAAACACAGAAACTTTATGAAAAATATTATGGGTCTTCCAGATATGTCCTAGAATACGAAGGACAGCTTGAGAAGGAAACACTCGCTGAATACGACAAAAAGTCGTGGGCTAAAATGCAAGAGTTTCTTCTACAGTGGCAACAACGACACGATCCTAAGTGTTTAAATTCCATGCTCAATATTCGTCTTAACAAGGAACCGTTGGCAGATTTCGAGCCCATAGAGTGGACACCAAAATGTTCTTCATAGCACTCCTACTTTTCTCGGCACTCGCAGTATCCGCTGTAGCAGGCTGGTTCTCAATTGTCGGTCTCATGGCAATCTTTCCCGGAGCTGCCGTACCTATTTTGACAATGGGTGTAGTCCTAGAAGTCGCTAAGTTAGTGACCGCATCATGGCTATATCGATACTGGAAGACAGCTAGCCTGCCGATTAAGACATACTTCTCGGCAGCAGTAATCATCTTGTCAATTATCACTTCAATGGGGATATTCGGCTTTCTGAGCAAGGCTCACCTCGAACACAGCGTCTCTACGGGCGACAACACGCTACAGGTAGCTAGACTCGACAGGCGCATAGAAAGCGAACAGAGACGCATTACAGACGCTGAGACAGTACTCTCACAGCTAGACGGGGCGGTACAAGCTCTCATCGACTATGACAGAATCAGAGGTGATGATGGAGCTGTGGCTACTAGAGCAAGACAAGCTGACGAGAGAACTCAACTAAACACCTCCATTGACGAAGCCATCGCCTCCATTGATCTATTGTCAGACGATAAGTTAGTCCTAGAGACAGAGCAGCTTTTGATAGAGGTAGAAGTCGGACCACTACTATATGTCGCTGAGATTATTTATGGTAATACAGACAAAGAAACGCTTGACAAGACAGTAAGGTTTGTGATAATATTGTTGATACTAGTATTTGATCCGTTAGCTATCTTGCTTGTTGTAGCGGCTAATATGAGTATGAAAGAAAGAAGAGGTGAGAGTATTACTTTTATGTCCGAAAAAGATATAGACGATATAGGTACAGTCACCGAAGACTTCGGCATAGAACCTACTGAGGAATCAGAATCAGAAGAGTCTATAGAAATCACCGATGATGATATGCAACATGTACAGCGGCTTGATAGAAGAGTTCGCAAAAAACTTGAATGGTTAATTGACAAGAAAGGAAATAAATTATGACATACCACACCGAACGTAACGATGCAAAATGGCAAGGCAAAGTAGTAGACTACTTAACACGTTATGAATGTGAAGTCCAGTTTGAAAAGGCTGACGGCACTGTTCGCAACATGAAATGTACCCTGCAAGCGAATGTAGTACCAGCAACGAAGGGTACAGGAAAGGCGAAGTCGCCTACTGTCCTGACTGTGTTTGATACAGAAAAGCAAGGCTGGCGAACAATCAAGTTCGATAAAGTCATTGATTTTGCTGTACAGAATGAGTATATCAGGTCACCAAACTAGTACAAATGAGTTATCCCAAAAACATTACTAATATACATTTAGAGCCTACTACTCATTGTAATGCTGCTTGTCCTCAATGTCCTAGAAATGTTTATGGGAGCAACCACTCACCAACTAAATTTAAATTGGCACATTTTGATATAAATTTATTGGATGCATTTGATATTGATTCTTTAGATGAAGTTTTAATAAATGGCAATTACGGTGATATTGTAATGTATCCAGGTGGTGCATTAGCATTGGTTAATCCATTGATTGAGAAATTTCCTTCTGCCAAAATTCAGATAAACACTAACGGATCTGCCTTGAATAAACGAGAGTGGGCTGCTTTAGGTAAATTAGGTGTGTCAGTAGAGTTTGGCATAGATGGACTAACACAAGAAGTTCATCAAATCTATAGACAAAAGACAGTGTTGAAAAGAATATTTGAAAACGCCAAAAGTTTCATTGAAGCCGGAGGACAAGCACAATGGGCAATGACTGTATTTCATCACAACAAAGATGAAGTAGACGATGCAAGAGAATTAAGTGCTAAGATGGGATTTGAGAAATTCACCGCCAGACCAAGTACACGGTTCAATAACGGAAAACCTACACCAATACTCAATGATGATTTTTCAACTAGAGAATGGATTTGGCCTTCTACCGGGGCTGATTGGAGTTTCAATACTAGTATCAGAGAGGTTGAAATACAGCAACTGTTTGAAAAAATGGCAGACAATAAATCAATTACCATTAGAAATATTGATGCAAGCCAATCCCCGGGTAAAGTTACTTGTTGGTCCAAAGTGCATTCAAGTGTGTACATAACTGCTGAAGGTAAAGTTTATCCATGTTGCTGGCTTGGTCGACATCAATTGTGGGATAGTGTATGTGAGACATTGAAAGTTCCAATTGATTTTAATAAAATTACTGTCGAAAATACCCTATCCGACATACTGTCTCATGAATTCTGGACAAAGCTAGAAACAACCATAAACGAGAGACATCCGATGAAACCATGCAGTATTTCCTGTAAAAATGATAGTGGATTCAACGAACAACTGTCTAGAAGTCAAATAATAGTACATAATGCTTGACAAAGCGACTTCTTGGTGTTATAATTACTATAACAATTAAAGGAGTCCTTTCATGGCAAAACGACAACGCAGCACATATGTTCTTCCAGTACCAGATTGGAAGAAGTTCAAAGAATATACTGACGAGGCTGACCGTGTTAAAGCGTTCAGCGATTGTGAGTATTTCGTCCACTATGAGGTGCAAGAGAAATCTGGTGTAGCACCTCTCAAGAAGTGGATGAAAGAGAACTGGTCGGCCGAAGATATGCAATATATCAGTAAGCTGCCAGACTCTCGCTTAGTAATGTTCAGCAAGTATGGTTATGTTTGGTCAAAGCTAGGTTACATGACAGAAGCGCATGTGACGTACCTTAACAGCATCAAAGATGATTTGATACAGAAGGCCAAAGAAATTGTTGTAGAGAAAGAAGAGGCGCCAAAAGCACCTGTCGTTCCTATTCGCAGCAATCTCATTGACTTCATCAACATGGCAGATGACACAATAGATGTTATTATTCGAAACGGTAATGTGAATGTCACTACCTTAATAGACAATGCCAAGTTGAATGCTGCCGAACTGTCTAAGGCATACACCGAACTTGATGTTCTCGCTACAGAGTTCAGAGAGTTGGAGATAGCAAGAAGCAGTGAAGATGGTGACAGTGATCTTATCGAAGGTTACTCACACCTCAAAAAGTCAACACTGAAAAACATTCTTGCTTACTTCAATGATCTACAGACAGGATTGCTTGAAACAAAACAGTCAAAGAAGATTGTTCGTATCAAGCGCAAGCGACCCACTGACAAGACTAAACTTGTTCGCAAGCTAAAGTATTTGTCAGAGTTTGCCGAACTCAATCTCAAGAGTTTGAATCCTGTTGACATCATTGGCGCATCAGAAGTTTGGGTGTATGATGTGAAGCGAAAGAAACTAGGTGTCTATGCATCTGACTACGAAGGCACACTAGGTGTCAAAGGTACGAGTATAGATAACTATTCAGACGCAAAGTCTTACGAGAAGACATTACGCAAGCCAGAAGTACAGATGCCAGAGTTTATGGCAGCAAGAAAGAATGGCTTGCACAAATTTGTAGACACTGTACGAGGTAAGAAGTTAGCAGCACGAAAACGCTTACTGCCCGATATGGTTATTGTGAGGATTATATAAGATGATGGTAGTGGACTTTAATCAGGTAGCAATCGCTACCTTCATGGGAGAAGTGGGACACAGAGGCGGCTCTAATATAGATGTCGATCTTCCACTTCTTCGTCATATGATTCTTAACACAATTCGTTCATACAAAAATAAGTTCTCACAAGAGTTTGGTGAAGAATTAATTATTGCATGTGATAACCGACGATACTGGAGACGAGATGTGTTTCCTCAGTATAAGGCTGGCAGAAAGAAAGCTCGTTCAGACAGTGACCTAGACTGGTCAGCTATCTTCGAAGCCCTGCATACTATACGAGCAGAACTAGATGAATTCTTTCCTTATCCCGTGATTGATGTTGACGGTGCAGAAGCTGACGATGTTATTGGTGTACTCGCTGAATACTCACAAACAGCAGGAGAAGCTAACGGCTTGTTCGATGAAGGATCACAGATTCCTTTTCTCGTGCTGTCAGGAGACCATGACTTCAATCAACTTCAGAAATGGAGCAATGTGAAGCAATACGCTCCTGCACAAAAGAAGTGGATCAAGATTAAAGAATCTGCATCGGCTGTTCTGATGGAACATATCATTACAGGCGACAAGGGTGACGGTGTGCCTAACATGCTGTCAGGTGATAACTGCTTCGTAGAAGGCACTCGACAGAAGTCTATTCGTAAAACTCTTCTCGCAGAATGGAAAGTGACCCCGCCTGAACAATGGATTACTTCTGATATGTCACACGGATACAATCGTAATCAGATGTTGGTAGACTTGAGCAAGACTCCTGAAGACATCAAAATAGAAGTCATAAATAGTTACGAAAAACAACAGGGCGGTGATAGATCACAGTTGATGAATTATTTTATCAAGAACCGCATGAAAAATATGATTGAAGTAATACAGGATTTTTAAAATGATTAGAAGCTTTAGATAAATTGATGACGGATTCAAATATGTTTTTGAAGTCAAAGAACCCCAAGAACAAGTAAGCAGACTCAAAGAATGGGCAGCTAAAAATCAAGCAGTAGTGCCTATCGTTCGTATGGGTGTGGGTGCTGAACAGCACGATTGGCGATTGCCAGAAGGATTGCCAAAGCTTACTAAGATTGAAGCTGATGTACCAGAAGGCATGGGTGAGACTACACTTACACTTGAATGGCGTAGAGTTAAACAGTTTATTGATCCCAATAGCAACATGAACAACTTGCCAGACTGGAAGCGTGAACAGCAATGGGTAAATATACTAGAAGGCATTCATGTGGTAGAGTCTAAGATTCTAACCGCAGTGAAAGATGGTACACTGTTGAAGCTGTATCCTAAACTAGAGAAGTGCTTGCCTTTGCTAGGTATAGAGGAGTATAATAAGCCTCGCCCAAAGCCAAAGACCGCAAAGAAGTCTTCTCCCAAATCAAAGCCGGCTTCAAAAAAATCTTAGGTATTTTATAATGAGAAACTTTGTACATCTCAACACTGAGCAACTCACTCCTTATATCAAAGATGATCCAGTTCGTCCACATCTTTCAGCAGAGTACAGAACTACTGGTAGAAAGAAAGCGTTCGCATTAGTTGAAGGCTCTGAAGTTCTAGCGGTGATCTGTTGTGCTTACACTAGCAGTGTGCCAGAAACTGAGACAGACTTAGACAGCACAGATGGACACGAAATGATTGTGACACCTTACACTGTTTGGTCTTACAAGAAGGGAGCAGGCAGGCAGATCATTGAGTGTTTACTAAGATTTGTTCAACAAGAACACGCAGAGATTGCTAAGAGTTATTGGCCTAGGATTGTTACTCTGTCACCCAAGACAGAAATGGCTACAAAGTTTCACATCAGCAACGGTGCTGTCAGGATAGCAGATAACGCTGAGACGAATAATTTTGAGTATTCAGTCATCTAACTCGGTGGGCTTGTAAGGATCATATATTTTACCAGCGAGCCATCCTTCAGGAATAGGTTCATACTCTGGTATAGTAGTTGCTCCTTCAGGCCCACATATCCATTTGTACTTACCACGCTTGCGTCTTGCCTCTGACATCTTCTGTCGTGTAGAGTCTCGATGCTTGTGACCGTGCATAGGATTGTTTTGACCTTGACGAGTGCCTGTCATAGTCTTAGATACTTTGTCACGAAACTCTTGCGATCTACCATTCTGTACAGCAGGATGATTCTCGCCTAGTTTCGCCTCACGAATGCGCTGTCTACCTTCTTCGGTGTGTTTGCGAGTGCGATCCCTTGCAGAATCGTGTATAACTTCCATATTGATTGACGCAGCTATCTCTCGTATCTGCTCAATGGTAGAAGCTCGTCTAATCATCTCACGAGGCTTAGGCACAGTGTCAACTTTTGTATTGTCTACAATGTACAGTTGATTCTTATGCTGAAATATAAAAAAGAGAGTAGCTGCCATACTATAATTTAATCTTTAGTCCACATCTAGTTGAACCTGAAGATGCTCCACCGTAAGTAGCAAGAGAGAAAGACTTGAACATAGGAAGAGCAGGCAACTTCAATACATTTTCACTTCCACTTTTTCCCTTCCCGACATAATATATTTCAAAAGTGTCTACTGTTCTGTTGTGTATGGCAAAATAATTATCGCCGCCTTCTTTAAAATGTTCTAGTATTTTCGTATGAAGTTTTTTAAGCACTGTGGTGTCTGTGGTAGTGAACTCAGCAGGAAGTTTTCCTGACGCAGGAGTTCCTTTGTCGCCGGCTAATCCTATTGTTGAGTCTATGCTCTTGAAATAATCTATGGCTCCTATAAATGAAATAGGATACCCCATAGACTCCATAGTTTTATCTAATGTAACGCCATCTTTTCGTAAAGACTTGACAAATTCAACGGCAATTTCATCTAATAGCTTTGGAGCAGGCTTTGCTCTACTAGCAGACTTGTCAAAAAATGTGATAGGAGCAGTTCTGCTGTTAGTTCCTTTAATCTCAAACTGTATGTCTTTTTTTGCAATAGTCATTTCAAGATCAGGTACAGTAGAACCTGGTCTAGCTGTTTTGTATTGTTCGCTAACATCAATTTTTTGTTTATATGCTAAGTCCATCACATACGTGGCGCACATGTCTTGAGTTTTTGAACCAGCAGCCACCCGATTCTGCGCTCCACCTCCTGGTTTTGCTATGTGACTGAGAACTACATAACCATCTACCTTTGACTTCCATGACGTTAATGACACTCCTACGAAAGTTGACCTAGCAGACCCGCCTGATATGTTGAGTTGTTGCCCTGTTAGAAGTTTTGCTGGAAAAGTAAAGTAAACAGTTTTGCCCTTAGTCAATTGTTGCTTTGCTTTGCCGGAAGTATCATAGAGACTAGTTGCCTTATCAGTATGAAATCCTTTATCATACTTGTACATAGTTTTTGATGTTGGAGCGTATATAGTCCTTTCTCCAGCACCAGAAAAATTCTTGTTGCCGGGAACATCACTCGGAAAGTTTTTCGGTGAAAAGGTAGCCATGTCTTAATCTCTCGGGTATTTAACACTATTTATAACTTGACAATCGCCTTAATACATGTCATAATGTACTATAAATTAATAAAGGAGTCAAGTAAATGAACAAAGAAACACTGATGGAACTGCTCAATTCAGCCGAAAATGAGCTGGAGAACTACTATACGTCTGGTAGTGACTGGGATATTGAAGCGACCGAACGCTACTGTGCTGACCTAGAGAGGCAGCTCGTCTCTGTAAGTGACTGATATCATTGACAAAACTAATTTTAAATCCTCAATTAAATCAAAGACTTACGAATTTGACATTTGCTACTTCCTGTAGTATAATATATGTATAAAATGAGAAAAGGAACTAGAATGATTAAAATTAGTATTGAAGGTGGTACAGCAAAGCAACGTGACCTAGGCGAAGACGCTCTTCGACATTTCGTCAAGGTGTTGATGCCTCGTAAGCGCAGTCTCAACATTGACCTACAGATAAAAAATCTTATCAAAGACGATGTTGCTGGTTTGTGTGAGTATGTAGGCACTAATGAATTTTTGATAGAATCACATCATCGTGGTACGCTCTACGATTACATTAGCTATCTGGCTCACGAGTCGGTTCACGTTAAACAGTATGCTACTGGTGAACTAAAGACAAAAGGCTTCAAAGAGTTCTGGAAAGGCGAAGATCACACAGACACTTCCTACAGAAAGCAACCATGGGAAGTAGAAGCTTGGGGCAGACAACATGATCTTGCAAAAGATTATATTAAAAACAAAATGGGGTTGACATTAAAAGTAGCCAAAGAAATGAGTCCTCGTACTCTTGGTGTAATGAACTGGAATCAAGAAGTATTGTTTCTAGACAGCGTGGTACGATCCCAAGCAAGAAGGAAAAAGAAAAGTGTTTAAAGAAAAAATAATATT